TCTGTTCGTGTCTATCGCTCCGTTGATACCACTCTGAACGTTTCCGTCTGCGTCTCTCAAAGCAAGGAGTGTTGTCATTACAAGACCGCCATCAATATCTGTTGTCTGACCGAGTGCGTCCTTGATATACTTGTAGCCTGCAAGGTCGGTAATATTCTGCTTCAAGTCGCCATATATCTTGCTAGTGATATAGGCGTTTGCCAAACCCAACTTATCGTAAAATGCCGAATATGCGCTTTGGAAGTTAGTAAACTTCGTTCCCACGGCAGATACGATAGTAGCCTTGCCGTTAGTATCAGCCGCATTGTATCTGCTTGATATGTCTGACAGATACGTAACGAGTTCCGTCTTGGCAGTAGTGAGGGTAGCAAAAGCGGTGTTGAGGTCGGTAAGTTCCTTGGTGCTCTTCAGCACCTCTGCTCCCTTCACCTCATTGTATGACTTCTCAGCGGCTGCGAAATCATCTTCAAGTCGCTTGGAATCCTGCGCCATAGCCGCAATCTCGGAAGGCTCTAGGTAGCCATCCTTGACATAGTTATCGAATGCCTTCTTGTTGATGGTGACGGTTTTGTCGAGATTCGTAATGTTCGTCTGTGCGGTCTCTGCCGCCTTCTTCGCCTCTTCCGCTGCCTTCTTTGCTGCGTTAGCCACGGTGTCATCGGTGTATTTGGAAGCTTTAATCCAATCGGCAATAGCGAACTGAGAACCAGCCTTCTTGTCGGTCTGGCAGCGCAATACCTCATTCTTATAGGTACTGCCGTCTGTAGGATAGGTAGCATTCACCCAAATATCGCCCACCTGATAGGGCGGTGTAGGCTGAGTGCTGAAAACCTTCATCTTGCCATCTGCCGTTTCCTGCGCCTTGCTTGCATCGGAAAGGGCTTTAGCGATGTCGGTATCTGTAATGATAGTCCACTTATAGGTGTTGCCATCCTTGGCAAAGCGGTATGCCTTGCCCGTCTTGTTGTCATAATAAAGGTCGCCCAAATGGGTATCTTTTTCCTTGTCTGTCGCCCAACTGCTGGCTGGAGCATTCTTCAAAGTAGGCACACCCTCATAGAACCACGTCTCGATAGCTCCATCAACCTGATTCTGCAAATCAGCTATCACCTGCGAGTTCTTGATGAGATTGTTTACCTGCTCCTCTGTCAAGCCCTTTGCTGAGTTCTCCTTGATGTACTGAGACAGTTCCTTGCCATCTACGGTTGATTTCGCCGAGAGCTTACCCTTAATAGATACCTGCTTGGCTGCGCTGTCATACTTGATGTAGCTACTACCCTCATAGCCATTCTCCTTAGTAGGTCGGTCGCCTACATACATATCACCATAAACGTTAAAGAAAGCCTTGTTGGTCTGCTTATTCACGCCATATTCCACATACTCCTTGTTTGCAAAGGAATAGCTGTTGATGCCGTGATAGAGGCTAATGGATGGCGAATAGGTATCTACCGCCGAGAAGATAAGACAGTTCTGGCGTTCTACATCGGTTCTATTACCGCACTGATTGAGCACATCACCTTTAGCAGGTACATCACTAGCTGTAGCGCAATCGGTATCAGAGAGGTCGATATAATGATATTTCTTTCCTTCCAGCTCTACAGGGTCTTCATCACGACCGATTACCAATCGCCAATAGAAGTGATTGCCAGCCTTGTGATAAGTGCCCTTGCGAACGTTGAATGATTCCGAGCGCACTTGGTCGTTAACCGCGAAGTCGTTATCTACCTCATCACCATCCTGCTCTGCTAAGAAATAGCAACGATAAGCCTTCTGTGACACATTATTGTATGTCACAGTAACCTCTTCTACCTTATGAGCCACCACGCCACCAGCAGGAGAGATTATCTCCTTACCACCGATGGTGGAGGTTTCCTTGATAACCAGCTCCTCGAAGATAGCCTTCATCCTCACCTCTAGGTAGTCGGTAATAAGATGAGAGCGACCTTCTGCATCTGGAGTCCACGAGCCTCCACCGACAAGCAATCCCTGCAAGAACTTCTGAACCTTCTGAAAGGTGATAGTACCATTTGCGGTATCGTCTTTCAGTTTAGAGAGATACATTTTATCGGTTATACTAGCATTAAAGCTATTGGTATTACTACCACCAACCATGCTAGATAGAGATTTAACAGTTTCTCCTTTTACTGCATCAATAATCTGCTTCGTATCACTCTTTGTAACTTCCAACGAATTAACAAGCTCAATCTCAACTTCTGCCAGCTCATCGTTATCAACCTTTACAGAGTAGTTGCTGACGAAAACTTCGTGACTAATAAGATTTCCATCGCTATCCGAATCGCCCTGTATTTGTATTGACAGCTTTGCATTCTCGTTTAGCTTACTTGCAAAGTCGGTATTCTCTTGTAAGAATACGCGAGAAAACTTAACAGAGTAGTTGAACTGGTCTGTATTGTTTTCGCTCATGTGCTTAATAAGAGCATCATCAAGTCGTTTCTCTGCTGCCGTTACAAGAACCTTTGGTGGTTTGATGCCTGTGATGACAAACAAATCTCCCTTTTGCGGTTTAAAGCCAGCACTCGCGTTTGGCATTACGATACCTAGTGTTGATGTGTCCTTCTGAACTGCAATCCATAACTCTTTCTGAGTTGAATCTTGGTTTAGCTTATCTTCGTAAGCATCGCTAGCGTTAGCAAATATATAGTCATTCTTATCTGTGCGAACTGGTTTTAAGTTTCCTTTTTCATCAACACTTACGCAGTTATAAAACTTTGAATTGTCAGCACTCGGCTGATTGTAAATCACAAATGAGCATGCAGGGCATCCGTTACTCTTGATGAGATTTATCTTTGCTGATTCGCTAGCCAAAGCATGAGCAAATAAGTCAAATCCAAAATCACCGTTAAACTTATGTAGCTTTATATAGAAATAGCTATGAATATAATTTCCATCGCTATCCTTTACATCACTATCAGCACTATCAAAAGCAACATCTGCAATCTCTCCAAACAACTGTCCTTCTGCATTTACAATTCCTTTGATAGTTGGCTTTATATTACCAAAAGTAACAGTCCCTTGATGAGGATTTCCTTTCTTGTACAAGTTTACAAACTCGTAATATCCACTACCGCTTGGCAACTTGTGGGTGTTATTCAAAGCATAATAGAAACGCTCTGCACCTTTCGTGTTGCGATATATAGAAGGCATAAGTACCGATGATGGTGCAATCCAGACTCTATCTATTACCGTTATTGATACAGGATTTTCTGCTCCGTTATCAGCGTCATGTAATCCTACATAATAGACATCTACTTTAGACCCTGAATTATTTACATCTTCTTTACGAGAATCGAACTTATATTCAGCAGAATAATATTCAGAAGATGATAATATTGGCATTGTAATACCCAAATCTTCTAAATTATAGAATTTGCCTCCTTTTGCATCCTTAAAGACAAAGTTTCCATAATTAGGAGTATATGACATTTCCAAATAACCGCTTTTCGTGATTGTAAAATCGCTTTTCTGAGCAGATAAGTTTATCACAACTCCGTTAGTATTTATCCTAATAGATGAAGATTTGTATGAAAGCACATAATTTACATCAAATTGATATATACCTTGTGAAACAATATCCATTGATGCTGTAGTACCTACATTTTTATCTGAAATAACATATCCTTCTTCACCAGTAGTGATGTTTTTCCATCTTATTGTTATTCTAGGAACACCTTGTTCAGTAACTAACTTGTATTGTCCGTTAATTCCTGTGCCGTTATATACACATACGATATTCAAACTGCTAAAATCAACGTGAACTCCACTTTTTGCGTCAACAAACATACGTACATTATCACCAAAAGAATATTGACCATCTGTTGATGATGATTCTCCGCTTGATGCCCAGTAAAATTCACTTGCATAGTTCAGTTTTAATGCTACTTCTTTGCCATTAATAACATTGTATAGAGTAAGTTTGTTATTATAACAATTAGCATTACCTAAACACCCAACCATCTTAGATAGTTGTATAGATACACCGTCTTTATTGATGTTTTCAACATCAAAAACTGCATCACCAAACTCATCATCATTAGGATAGTAATATGGCAGGTTATCAGATGAACCGTAACCTGTTATCATGTCAACTATCTTATAGTTCGCATTCTCCTTTGATACGGATATAAGGGCATCACTACTACCATATTTTATAGGTGTATCTGTTAAGTCGTGCTGTACCTTGCCGACATGACAAACATTGCCATCCCAGTAGTAATCAAGTTCAAACGTTGTATTGATAAGTTGCAAGACATCAGTCAAATATTGGTCTTCAAATGATACTTCCTTAACTTCATCTGTTCCATACCCTTCATCAACAACAACGTAATATCCCTTGTATTCATCTGTAGGACGATACAATCCACAATATGCCATTGAGCTATTGACGCGAGCAACAAACTCATGGATAGTTCCACCAAACGTGAACTTTGTCTGGTTTGAACGGTATCTGTCTTTATTCTGTGTATCAACATCATCAACGACAACATCAAAGAACAGAGTGTTATCAAGCAATTCTCTTCTAGATGTGAAAGTGATTTCACTCTTCCACATTTTAGACGAATTATCCTTTGTAGAGCTTGGTGTATAGGACACAAAGAACCTATCGTCATTGTACTCTACGAACTCTTCCTTCTTCCATTGCAAAGGCTCAGATGAATATATTGTAGCAGTAAGGGTAGGAGCACCACCCATACGTTTTGCATCGTAGGTATATGATGATACAATAGCAGGGTTAGCTTCCGATGGGAACAAACCGATAATTTCATTACCAGTGTTCTCATCGTAAGTCAACTTCTGTATGTATAATGATTCTGCCTTCATGTTTATTCTTTATTATTGTTTGTATTCTTTGTCATTGCGGTAATCTCAGCTTGTTTTTCGGCACGTTCATCTGCCTCTTCTTGCTGAGTCTGCAATCTTACTTCCTCGTCAGGTGCAGAAACAGTATTCTTTTCAACACCAGTCTTGGTAGAAATCAAACCTGCACCGCTCAATGTACAAAGCATCTGATTCCATGCACTTTCATCGAATGGCTGCCAAGGCTTAAATGATGTACTGATTCTCATCTGCTTAAACTCAGTAATTGCAGTAGGATTCTCACCGCTTGCAACCAACTGCTTTGCCAGTCCTTCCTTGAATAGTCTTGAATGTTTGCTAACGAAATTCTGCCATTCAATAGCTGCATTGTTAGCCTCCTCAATATCCAAAGAACGCGTCATTTGAATTGCCAAACCGCTTATATCGCCACTAGACTTAATATCCTTCGGCAAGATAAATGTACATCCTGTAGCAATCTGCAACTGGTCGAGAATTGACTGCATGAACTCAATCATGTTCTGTGGAGAAGGTGGAGTCTTAAACTCTGCGCTTCCATTTCCTTCAATGCTTGTATCATTCAAGATGATAGAACCAGCAATCTTCTTTGCGGTTTCATTGAGCTTACCCTTGATGTAAAGGATTCCCCATCCGTGGCGTTTTTGGATGACCGCAAACAGATTATAGATAATCTCGAATAGCTCGATAAGGTCTTGACCGTTATTCCAAGCAACATCACCACGTTTCGTGATAAGTGGACTCTCTGAGAATCCATGTACTTCCTTGCTTTCCAAACACCATCCTTTCAGTACTTCGTTTGTATCAACGTCTTGAACGAGTACATCTGTAAAATGATAATGATATGTCTTATCGTATGCATCAATGTGTCTTACATTGTCCTCAGTACGATAATAAACGCAATCAAGAAGCGGTTCTCCGTTATCATCTTTGTGTGTGATAATCTGATAACCATCTTCATACGAGAATAGCCTACATTTTACTTCGTTATCCTCATTCATGTAAACGAGTAAGCCCACATCACCATAACTCTGCTGAATGCGTATAGCTTGCATTTCGATGCCATCCTGATTCGTCTCATCCCAGTGCCACTTGAAATCGGCAAAGTTCTTTTTGAGCTTATCAGTCGGATTGCTGTCATGCAAGATATGATTACGTTTATTACCACCTAAACAAAGAGCCTTCTTGTCAACAATACGATGTTGCATAGGAATGCCAAATTTCTTAAACTCAATCTCGCAATAACTGCCATCATCAAGCTTGCAGCATATAGAAGGTAAGTTCGTATCAAACAATACCCTGTGAGAATAAGGGTCTAACTCCTTCGCAAAACGCTCTTGGCTTACGACTATCTTGCTGATATTCGGAAGCTGTGCCTCTTTACGGAAGTTTGTCTTAATATCCGAACCATCAGAAGAGTCATTGATGGTAATAGAGCGCGAACCCCTCAAATACGGCTTTTTCAGAAGCAATTTTTGAGGATTCTCCAAAAAATCATTGATTATGTCTTGTCTCTTTCTACTCATCGTTATTGTCGTTTAATGATGGTTCAACATCGTTGCTATTTTGTGAATCGTTATTCTCTTGTGGGTCAATCAAACCGAAGTGTCTGCAACAAGCCTTTCTTGACGGCCAGTAATTACATTCTCTATTGGTAGTAGGGCAAACAATATCATGCTTGCTTGGTACTACGATGATTCGTTTCTGCTTCTGTGACTCTTCCATTTCGAATTTGTCATTCAGCTTTACACGTATATCAGTCTGCATCTTCAATGCATCTTTCGGTTCAAGATTTCCGTCACTAAGAGTTTGGTCTATCTTGTCAAGCATTTTGAGAAGCTCGTTTTTGTTCTCTTCTTTGGTAATAGCGTTGTTATTAACATTGCCGATACCGAAAGGTTCTAGAACGTCCAGCAGTTTCTTGAATCGTGGAGTTTCGTAGAATTTCGCTGCATCCTTTTCACTCTTACGATAAGCAAGACGATATGCTAAAGTCTTATCTTCCAATGCGTCACAGAGGATAGCAAATGCAATGTCTTTCTCATCACATTTATCCCAGTCAATCCGCACGGATTCAAGAATCATTTTTATATTTTCTTTTTTCAGCATATATTCTAAAATTAATAGTACAACGTATCATCATAAATGCTCTGTGCATTAGGATTTTTTTCTTCAACATCTTGTGCTGCAAGTCTGAATCCCTCTTGTAGCTCGCTACCATACTCCATATTCAAACATGGGTACATTCTCATTGCGCAAGGGTCGAGCAAGTCCATAGAACGGTCTTTTCCAAGATTTCGATTCATTTCCTTCTTGCTCTGCAACTTCTTCTTTCCGCTCGGCATCTTGTCAAAGCGAACTACCGCGCATTCTTCCATGAACTCATTCTGCATGGAAACTCTGTATTTGAGGTTTTGATGCGTATAAACCGCATTTGCAACCTTATCAGAAAATGTAAGCTGTCCTCGCTTAATCATGTAGCTCAATCGCAAGTAACATAGGTCTTTTATTGTCATAGCAGACAAATAATAAACTCCCATTGCCTTTGCTGCTGATATATAAGGGATAGCATCGGGTATATAGTCATTGAAATACCTACCTGCCGTGGCATCATAGATAATATGGCTCTCTGCTACTCCCTCGTTAGCCGCAAACAGCCTAGCTCTTTCAGCATTGATTCGCGGTGTTGAATGCATAACGATTTCGTAATTGACAATATGGAATCCATTCCACGACAACATTAGAGTATTATCCTTTCCGAAATCTGCCAAGTCGATTGTTATCCATTTGTCACCATTTACGGCTGGGTCTTTTACGAAGCAATCTCGTGCCGCTTGGCTTGGAATCGGAATATCCTCTTCTTCTTCGGGGTCAACATTGAAGTTACCCTCCATAAGAGCTTGTGCCATTCTACCGCCCGATGCCGCTACAGAACCTAAATAACCAGAGTTGTTTTCAAGCATCTTCTTGTTTGAACCAAGTTTACCTTGATAGAAAACAAAACTCTTAATCATTACTTCATATCCAAAGTTGCCGCCAATGGTTTTAAGCTTTCTGTCTATATCTATTTTACATTTCTCATAGACTTCTCGCTTAGACATCCCCCAAACAACATCCTTAACAGTCGGTCCTGCACAATAGAAGTATCTGACTACACCATCACGCTCTGGGATGATAAAACCATCTGGTCCAATATACCAATCAAGAAATATTCTCGTCCAGTGGCTACGCTTCGGGTTAAGTGTTGCAAAGAACTTACCTGTAAACGTCTTGCTCTGACCTCTGTTTCGGGTCATAACGTATGAGAAAACTTCCCAAGTCATCTCCGTCAACTCGTCAATCGCAATCAAATCGTACTCCCATCCTTTCGCGCGCTCTCTCAACTTATCCATATTGGAATCGTCAAGATACGTCAAATCGACAAACGTTCCATTCGGAAATGTAACGCGCGGATTCTCGCTCTCTCTGATTTTCACATAATCAGCTCCGAATATCTGTTTAAACTTCTCTACGAATCCTCCACCTGCTTTTTGATTACCAAGTGAACGGCGTGAAATCATTGCACGAAAATCTGGGTCGGTCATTAACGGCTCTGCCATCGCAAGTACAAGACCATACGATTTGCCTCCTCCGAGATTTCCGCCACCAAAAACAACGTCAACGTTGCTACTTGCAAAGGACATTTGGAATCCCTCTTGTGGTCTGATTTCAATATCTTTATTCGTATTCATGCTGCAAAGATACCTAATTTATAATATATAATAAAGCGAAATTAATTATATATTGGTTACGTAACAAATAGAGTTTACAAAAGCCTGCAAATCACCACATTATTTAATTATCTTTGCAGCAGAATTTTAAAAATTAGTAATATGAAGTTTACAAAACAACAACTTTTAGACACCCTAAAAGCAAAGCTCACTGCAAACGGAAAACACCTTTCCATCAGTGAAAAGACAATAAAGAGTTTGAGTGATTCCCACTTTGACCTCTTAGTTGGTGAAGATACAGAGTTAGATGATTTGGTGAAGAAGATTTTGCCGCAGTATGTTTCCCTTAACGGCAACTATGAGAAGGATAATGCCGACTTCATCAAGAAATGGAACGATGAGCATCCTGACACCAAGCCAAACCCAAATGACGATGGCAAAGAGCCTTCGGCTGTTGAAAAGAAGCTTTTGGAACGCTTGGAAGCTCTAGAGAAGAAGGATGCCGAATACGAAGCATCTAAGCTCGTATCACAGAAACGTAGTGAACTTCTCGCCAAGTTCAAGGAGAAAGGTATCAACGATAGTAAGTGGATTGACAAGTACATGAACAAGTTGAACCTCACTAAGGACTCGGACATTGAGCAGGAATTTACGGATGCGGAAGAGTTTTACAACATATCCCACGTAAAGGGCGGTGGTACTCCAGGCAATCCAAGTGGCGGTAATGGAGATAAACCTATCGGTGCTGAACGATGGGCAGGAGTAAACAAAATTCTCGGCACGTCAAAACCTGCTGACAAGTAAATTCGGATAACATTAATTATTAACTCTTTAAGGTAAAAAGATTATGTTGGATAACTTTTTCACAAGACAAGCCAATGGTGGTGCGGTATTCACTGGTCGCACACTCATTCAGGCACATGGCTCTATTGGAGGTCATAAGAATGTCTTCGTAAAGCTCGTTAAGGGCAGCAAGGATGCGCTCTGTTATCCTACTACGGGTGGCATCTTGAAGAACCCATTCAAGGGTAGAGCGAAGATTTATGCAGGTGACCTCGTTGAGTACACACCTAACATTAACAACACTACTGGTGCAGAGGTGAAGATTTTGAAGTTCTATGAGCTGGCTAAGGATGCTACTGAGACAGACGTAACCTACAAATTGGTTCGTGACGGCTATCACCACATACCGTATGCTGGCGATACTATCATGGTAGGACAGAAAGATTTTGTCACACAAGCAAAGGGTGTCACTATCACCAATGTGGAGAAAACCACCGACGGTTCAAACGATATTTGGCTCGTTACAGTATCAGAGACACTTGGTACAGCACAGAAAGCTGGTGACATTCTCGTAGAAGCAGCAAAAGCAGGTGCAAAAACGCTTCCTATGGTTACTAATCCTAATGCTTACGCAGACAAGGATATGGATTTCTTGTATGACGCGAACATGGAAGGGGTTGACGATTTGGAGTATATGCTTACTCCAGCTTTGGCACAAGAAGATACTGTTATCGACCTTGTAGCTATCGGCAATTTGCCACCAGCAGTTCTCGCTCTCAACAAGAGCCGTGTAAAGACTTGGTTCTGGTTTAATTAATCAGACCAAGTAAATGATAACGAACTTATTTTTTTTTGTAATTAATTGTATTTAGGATATGCAAAGATTTGATATTAACAACTCTGATTGGGCTGCACTTTTCCGTTCAAAAGATGGCGGTAGTGAACTGTTTCAGTCTCTCGTTGACAACTCAGACCTCCTTAACATGGATGAAGGTTGGGCAATGACACAGGGACATGTTGCTGACGCACCTACTCCAACAGCGGATGATGGTTCTGCTACTTTCCGAATGACTTCACATAAGTTGGAAGCTGCACCAGTCATGGATATGCGTGCTCCTCTTGGAGACTCACATCAGATGGATGCCGAGGGTGAGGCAGAGTACACTGCATCTATCCCAGACTTTATCGGTCGTGGCTTTGTAGAGACCGCTGCACAGCGTATCTACAAGGAGAAGCAGTTTGCTCAGTTTGGCAACGCAGACCGCATCATCGCTCGTTGGGTACGTGATTACCTCGCAGTTGGATTAAAGTCAGCAAAGGCTACTTTGAACAATACCACCGCGCAGTTGGAGACAACTGGTAAGATTGATTACACTGGTCTCGGTGCTGGTATCTACGGCAAGCTCTATGATGCTCGTCTTCCAAAGGATAATTTTCAGAAGGCTGGTGCAAAGGCTTGGACTGCCGCAGATTGTAAAATTCTCAAACAGATGCGTAAGTTAGAAGACGCTTATCGTGATAAGCGAGGAGGCTACGATGGTGCTCTTACTTGGAAGATGACAAAGAAGATGTACAATGATGTATTCCTTCAGAACCAAGAAGTACGCGACTTGTATGTTGCTTGGTGTAAGGCTAACTATATTGCATACGTTGAGGGTATGCCTATCACTAACGAGCAATTTTTGAAGTCATTTACAGACATTCAAGGTATTTCTCCTATTGAGATTGTCGTTGAGAAGGAGCGCAACAAGACACGCACAACCGACACATTTGTCAAGGGTTGGGCAGATAATCGCGTTGTTCTTCGCCCTGCTGGTGATGCAGTAGAGTTCAAGTACACCGATGTATTGGAACGTGACGTATTCGGTAGCGGCTATGGTGCAAGTACTATTGATACCACTTTCGCAACCATGCTCAACGGTCTTGTTACAGCAATGAACACCACAACCGACAATGGTCGATTGAAGGAGTGGCACACAGACGTGATGATGTCTGCTATTCCAGCTCTCATCTCATTCACTAACCACGAGATTATCCACACCGATGTAGCTGGTGACGGTGCAGTATCTTAATGGTTAAATACTCACAATATACGATAACATTTAATTCATTTGTCTCCCAATGGCAGCATCGAAGTTTGACATATTGGACTATCTGAGCGGCATGACTAACTTTGTCTTCGACAAGTCAGCACTAAACAATGTCGCTTTGGATTGCGGCGTTTCTGATGTTGAGTCTTACTTAGACTTGACAGAAGAGCAGAAAGACAGATGTAAGATTGCACTCTTGGAAAAGATTGTGTTCGGTGTCTATCAGACTGCATCGACCACAAACCAACATGGCGCATATACTCTTACGGTAGGTGCTCAGACCATTACATCGGCTGCATTGCTGAGTATCAAATCAGAACTCAAAAGACTTTACAAGAAGTATGGAGAGGATGAGAAACTTGATGCTCTTAATGAAACCGATGGAGAGGTTAAATGGATTGAAGAAACAGATTGGTAAGCTATGTACACTGACAGAAATGCTTTGGATGAATATGCCTATCATGGCGTGTTCTACCGCTCGGAACAAAAACCGAAAGAAGATGGAGACCTTATCGGAAGCGATGGGGATATGTTAGGTGATACTGATACTAGTGCAGGTGAGTCAGAAACAGAAAATGTAGAAACTATCATTTTTGAAACTGATTGCGATATTCAGGAAACCAACAAACTCTTTAATTCGGGTGTTGTTACGTTAGGATATACAATCTATTTTCCGATGCCAACGAAAGAAGGAGAAGACGGAAAAGATGAAGAATATATTCCTGAAGGTTTGAATGCTGGCATTCGTTTCCGTGGAAAAATGTACGGAATGGACGTTGACGGAATGGTTATTGGCGTTTATCCGACACAGATGCACGGATGCGTAGCTTACATCAAGGGTACTGATATTTAGTTTTTTCATCATAAGGTAAAATGTATTTAGGATAACAAGGTATGGCACAGAGGATTAATCGCAGATTATCTCGAATTGAGAATTTCTTTTCGATGCTTCTTACTAAGGGAAAAATCTCAGACAACATATTTGTCGGGGAATTACCACCTACAACTAGTAAGAACTGGGATGATTTTGTCAATGTTGACGTAGGTCAGCAAAGAGATTATGGCGGTTATTCTTCTGGCTATGCTAACATTTATCTCTATGCAAGACCAAAGGGAACTCCACTTAGAAAGAATGTAAAGTTACTTGACAAGATGGAAGGTGTTCTTGACAAAATAATTGATGAATCAAGAGACGCAAACTATACAATCAGTACATTATACCGTGATAGCGGATATGACTCAAACCGCCAGTTCCATTTTCAGATGATTTCTGTTTTAGTTATCGCAAGATAAATATATAAAATCTATTAAATGTAACATTTAAAACTCATTATATTATGGCGAAAAAGGTTATAAATACTGGTGCGGGAGCTGTCAAGTTCATCAAGCCAGATTATATTGTTGCCACATTGTTCGATGGCACAGAGACTGACGAGTCTGCTCCAAAGGGTGATTCTTACATTCTTGAGGATGTTATTGAGAACACGACATCTATTTCACAAGATGATAACGATACCACCGATATTGAGTGTGAGACTTCTGACTCTCCTATCATTTCCATTGTTAAGCTTGGTAAGTGGCAGCTTGCAGCAGAGATTGGTGATACGCAGAAGGAACTTTTGACTGCATTGTGCGACTTTACAGACGATGCAACAGGAAAGAAGACTCTTGCACCTTCGATTTACAAAGCAAAGTATGCAAAGATTGATGTTGTACAGGTTCAACCTAATGGAACTACAATGGAGGCTTACGTTCTCCCAAAGGTTCAGCTCAATTCTAAGTTGACTATTGAATCTCTCAATTCAAACTTGGCTCGTATTGCATTGGCTGGTACTGCCAAGGATATTGCGCTTACCGTTGGTGCTAAGACTGTTCGCACACCATTCTATGTTGACCACAACTATTCATTGCCAACGGCAACTGAGTAATTTCGGTTCTTCAACAATTCTCGACTATATACAAGGGGCGGCGGCTTTAATGCTGTCCGCTCCTTTTTAAGTTTTATCATTTATGGCTGAAACATTATACAAAAAAGCATTAAAGCTTATTACGAAGGAATTAGACAAGGATGCAAAGAATGTGTTAAGAGAATGTATTCAAGAAATTACGTACACACATCGAACATACAACCTCTATGATTCTTACGGATATGGCATTTATGTCGAAGGCAAGCTTGAAAAGATAGGTTACTTATCATCCTCACCAAAAGCATCCAAAGGCAAGAATTGGTATGGAGAAGAAATTAAAGGTCGTGAGGCGATAAACGAATATCTCAAAAACGATTATTCCCCTAGTGGAGTAATTGATTTGGCAGTTGTTGCGACTATGCCATACGCTAAGATATTGGAAGATGGCGGTGGTAATCTGAAACAATCTTACAGAGTTATTTCAATGTCGTTTCAGAAGCTACAAAACCTATCCAAGAAGTATAATGGAACAGTAAGTATGATTAGAAAGTAATTCATATATATGGGAAAAGTATATAGAGCACAAAAAGACCCGAATAAGGCTAAGAAACAAGCTATAGAAGACGAGAATAAGGTGTTACCTAGTTCTCCCTTGTCTGATGCGGCAATGGAACGTCTTGCGCAAATTATGAATGATTCTCCTACAATTGTAAAACTACAAGGTACAGAGTGGGAGATAAGAGCATTGAAGCCTGGCACTCAATGGATGATTGCAGAGGAGGCTTGCAAGATAGTCAAGGGCGAAAACTTATCAATGGGTGACGTTATCAAGGAGTTTGCCATCAACATTCCATCGGTGGCAAGAGTAATCACACTATCCTTGCTAAATGACAAGAAACGCATTGATTCTGAGGAATACCAACAAGTTTACGACCAGTTGCTTTGGGGAGACTATGACATCAAGGATTGGGCAACATTACTCGTTGAGATTCTCAATTTGCTAGATGTGGATTTTTTCTTCGCGAGTACCAATGTGATTCAGACCGTCCGCAATCAAGCTCTGATGAGGAAGAAACAAGCAGCCGAATTATCCCGTCACGAACAGAATACGGACAAATGATAGATTTCTTACGTGCCAACACATGGTGCTCGCAAGAAGAATATAAGTGGAGAATGACCGTTCCGCAGATTCGCCTTGCGTCTATGGATTTTACTCATATAGAGTATATATCGTCAGATAAAGGCAACAATCAGAGGAACGACAAATTAAAGAATGCAAAGGTAATCAATGGCGCAGAGGATTTACGAAATCTCAATGACCTTGGAATACCTATTTTATAAACTCTTAAACTTTTGAATTATGGCAGATTCAGCATTAGGAGCAGCTCTAACCATTCCTAAAAGTGCGTTAGATGCTATAGAACAAGCAGACAAGAAATTGAAAGACATACAAGATACGGCTAAAAATACCGCGTCTAGTGTAACACAATCTTTCAAGGATATGTCTGTTGGTACTAAGCCGTTCCTTGATTCTTTAGACCAAGTTATAGCAAAACTCGCAACAATCAACGCATCTGCTTCAAATGCAAGCAGTGGTATCTCAAACGTAGGTGCGAGTGCAGGTAACATGAACAATAATATTACGTCAGCAGCACAGAACATTCAAAATATGGTAGCACAGCTATCTAAGATGAATGGTTCTGGCACTAGTGGTATTATGCAAGCGGCACTTGCATTTCAGAGATTACAGGAATCGGCAAAGGGTGCTAGCGGTATGAATATTGCTGAGTTAAAGCAAGAAATTGGTTCTATTGAAAGTATGTTGCGAGATACAACACAAAATCTCACCAAGGCAGACCAAGATGCACTTATTAAGCGAAAGAAGTCATTACAGGATGAGTTACGATACCAGCAGCAGATGTATAATGAACGTGCTGTTGCTTTTCAGAAGGCTCTTGATAAGATGGTGAGTGCAGAACAATCTTACAACAACAAACAGAGAAAGGCATACGCTGATAGAGCAAAAGACTATCAGACGAGAAATAACAAGGCAAACACCACATATCAAGGCGCGCTTGATTTCTCTGCTACTGCAAATACGCTCAACCGCCAAGTACGCGCTATTGAATATCTGAAAGAGGCTCGTATGAAGTTGTCTCAAACCGATGCTGATTATAAGCGAAAATTGGATATTCTTAATGCTGCCATTGAGCAACATAACAAAAACTTGAAAGAGGCTGGTGTTAATTCTCGCGCGTTGACCGAACAAACATCATATATGGCTGGATATATGTCACGTTGGGCACAGCGTATGGCATTTACATTCTCATTTGGTGCAGCAAAATCTTTTGTTGGACAAATAGCAGAAGTTAGAGGTCAGTTTGAACTCTCAGAGCGTTCGCTCGAAGCTATCTTGCAGAACAAACCAAAGGCAGACGAGATTTTCAACAAGACAGTAGAACTTGCCGTTAAATCACCTTTCCGTATCAAGGACTTGGTGGATTACACACGACAACTTTCCGCTTATCGAATTGAGTCTGATAAACTTTATGATACAACCAAGCGACTTGCCGATGTTTCAGCAGGTCTTGGCGTTGATATGGGAAGACTTATCCTCGCATACGGACAAGTCAAGGCTGCTGCATACCTTCGCGGTTCTGAGGTTCGTCAGTTTACTGAGGCTGGCATCAATATGTATGGTGAGTTGCAACAATACTTTAAGGAAGTTAAGGGAGAAGCGTACACGACCGCGCAGATTGTTGATATGATTTCCAAGCGTAAGGTCACATTTGAGGATGTCGAAGCGATATTCCAACGCATGACCGATAAGGGTGGAACATTCTACAATATGCAAGAGATTCAGGCTGAAACTCTCCAAGGTAAGATTTCCAACTTGAAGGATGCTTTCGATGTGATGCTTAATGATATTGGCAAGGCTAACGAGGGCACAATGAAGGGAATGGTAAGCTGGGGTACTTCTCTGCTTGATAATTGGAAGACTCTTGCAGAGATAGGAAAAGCTCTTATACCTATTCTTATTGCTATAAAAGCTAATTCTATGTTTGCAAAGACTAGTCTCGGACAAGCTTTTTCACAAGCATCTGGTTCAGGTATCGTAAGATATAAGGCTCTTTTCGTAAATTCCTTAGATGGAATGAAAAAAGCTCTCAAAGATTTTGGCGGTCTCGTTAAAAGTTCATTATCAGGTATAGGCGTAGGTCTTGCAATTTACGCTGTAGCAGAAGTAATAACTACTGTTTATGATAAGATTTCCAAGTACAACGAAAATGTACGTAAAGCCGAAGAAGAAACCATAAAGGCAAAGGGTGCAATAGGTGCTTTGGCTGGAACGTACAACGACCTAGCAAATGCAGCCACAAATGCAAATGGCAAATTAGAAGGAAAGGATTTAGAAAAGAATGTCGAAGATAGACGTACAACGTTACAAAAGCTTATTGATGCCGCATCAAAAGACGGACTGACTTTTAAAATCAATGTAGATAGTCTCGATGTAAACCAACTTAACGCTACTTTCAGTAAGGTTGAAAAAGAGTATAAAGATTTCATTGATAGCATTGAGGTTATCAGAAGAAATTACGCCAAGAATGATGCTTGGAACACTTGGTTTACTGATGGACTTGATGATGATGCAGACGATTACAAAGATGCTGTGATTGATGCTCTCGCAAAGTCTTCGCAAATGGAGAGAGTTGTAGCAAACATTAACGCGAACTACAAACAAGCCACTTCGACTACAAAGAAATACTTTGATGAGATACGTGCAGGTCAAAAGGATAACGAATCCAACATTGACTATATGACACGTATGTATGAGTTGATAAAGAAAATCAACATAGCACAAGGCGGCAGTGACTATAAAATGCCATCCTTTATTGGTACTTCGCAAGCAGATTTCAATGACCTTATCCGTGCAATGAACAGCGTGCAAAATAAGGCGCAAGAATTGAACAGCGAATTTGATGCAGTATTTGGAGACCTTAGAAAAAAATATAGCAATAACCCTATAAAGATACAGGGCGTAATTGACAGAATTGCAGCCGAGCGCGATTGGAGTCAATACGAGAGAGACCTTGCTTATAGACACTTTGGCATCAATGTGTATATTGATAGAGCCAATATGGAGAAGCAAGTATCTTGGGTTGATGATTATATCAATGATTTCTTTGCAAAGAAAAAGTATGGCATTAGCCTCGTTGTCAAGGAAATTGATGACGATAAGGCTTTTGAAGGTTTTCTTGGAAAAGGAGACCAAGCAGCAAAGGCTGCAAAATCTTGGAAAGAAGTTGAAAAGAGACTCGCTGCTGTTGGCAAAAACTCGCCTACAATAACAGTTGATGATACTATCCGAAAGATATTCAAGGCTGGTGAAATTGGAGCAAACCAAATGGTAATTTCTGTAGCCAAGGTGAGAGCCAAGGTTAGGGAATTGAAGAAAGCCGCGACTCAGCAAGCGTTAGCTTTGGGTGTTAACCCTTTTGAGAGTGATGCTAAAAAAAATAGAATCAAACAAGATAAGGCACAAAGAGACATCTTGCAAGAGCGAATTTCATTATTGAAAGATATGAACTCTAAATACAACGAGTTGATTAAGACGGAATCAAAAGAAACCGCATTATCTGCTACTCGTAAGTATTTTAAAGAGGCAGCGCAAAATGTAGGATGGAAAGCCTCTGATATTCTGCCAGACGATGCATCTGTGGCAAAACGCATTCGTGAGATTGGTTCTCAGTACAAGGAATTGACAAAGCGAGGTAACGCATTCCGCATTTCGGCAGACATTGATTTGAAAGTTTCTGAGAAGGAATACAACAAATTAAAGGATGATATATCTAGAAATGTCAATGATGCATTCTCTCAGATGGACTTGTATAAAAAACTGAAAGATGAGGGTATGTCTGATGAGCTTATTAAGTCTATGTTTGGAGACCTCACGAAGTCGTTTGATGAAGTACAGGAAGACATAAATAATGAGTTTAATAAGTATATCATCAAAGACTACGAAACTCATTATGGTAAAGATTTCACAAAATGGGGCGATAAGGTTATTCAGCAATACAACTCTGATTTGGAAAATACCGCAGAAGTCATAAGGAAAAAGTTCTCTGGAAGTGATGTCGAAAAAGAATATCTCAATCAGACACAAAAGCTCAATCAGAAAATCGAGCAAGACACGACAGATACTGCTCAAAAACTCTTCAAAGAGTATAAGCAACGCCTGTCAGACCAGTTGCAGCTTGATAGAAAATATATCGCGGATAGAATAGCAATAATGAAGAATTTCTCTGACCCTGAAACTCAGAAGAAATTACTTGATAATATTGACTTGGACTACAAAAAGAAGACTGGCGAAAATACTTGGAAAGATTTTAAAAATAGCGACATGTATGTTCGTCTGTTTGATAATCTAGACCAAGTTTCTTCTAAGGCACTTGATGCGATGGCAGAAAGACTGCAACAGTTGCGTACAGAGCTTAGAGACCTAGACCCAACAGAGTTGAAGACTATTGCGGAACAGATTAATAAGGTCAATGAAGTTCGCAATTCACGCAATCCTTTCAAGGCTTTCACTAGCGGACTTAAAGAAATGATTAAGGCTGGTAAAGACTTAAAAAAGTCGGGCGGCGTAGAAAAGTATGTAGAGCTTAACGGACTTAGAGCAGATTTGACGAGCAAATTGCAGAATCAAAATGCCTATGTTGAGTCTTTGGAACAGGAATATAACGAACTGACAAAGAATAAGGATGCGAACGAAAGCGTTGTTACAACCTTAAAGTTGAAGTTAGCAACCAACAAAAGCATTCGCGACTCTTTAAAATCTCAGTTAAACCTCACCGATGATCAGATTACAAAGCTCGGAACGATTATGACTGAGGAAGAGCAGGCAAAAGCAAAGTTCTCAAAATCCGTGACGGATATTACAGACGTGGTTTCCACGATGGCTAACTCGTTTAATACTCTGTTTGAAGCACTTAGCGGTTCTGATGCGAATTTGGAGAACACTCTGGATATTGTCAGCAACATCGGTCAGGCGGTCGGTTCGTACTATAGCGGAAACTATGCAGGTGTCGTATCGGGCGCAATGGGCGCGCTTACAGGCGTAGCTAAACTCTTTAGCAACGAAGGAAAGATTGATAAAGAAATTGCACGCCAAGAACGCGCTGTAAATTCCTTGCAACACGCTTACGAAAAGCTTAAAAAGAGTATGGACGATGCCTTTGATACGCAAAAGCTCTACGAATACAACCAAAAATCGGTCGATGCCCTTAAAAAGCAGCAGAAGGCGTACCAAGCAATGATTAACGCAGAGCGCGGTCGCAAGAAACCTGATGAAGGCAAGATTCAAGAATGGGAACAGCAGATTGATGATTTGAACACAACAATCCAAGAATTAGGTGAATCTATGACAGAAGCACTTGGCGGTTTTGGTTCTCAGTCTAACTATAAATCTGCTACTGAAGCTTTCTCGGAAGCGTGGGTAGATGCTTTCAATGAAGGTAGTGATGCACTCGAAGCACTCAATAATAAGTTTGACGAGTATTTCAATACAATGCTCACCAAGCAGTTAATGAATAGAGCTACTTCAAAATACATTCAGCCTATCCTTGAAGCATTCGATAAAGCGGTATCTGAGGGCAGCGAAGGTGGAAACAATGGTCTTGACGTTACCAAGAAAGAACTCGAAGGTATCAAGGAACTGAAAGACAAGAACCTTGCATTATTCAATGAGTATGCAAAGAACTTGATGGACGTTCTCAACGTCAAACCTACTGGCAGTTCAAATATCTCTGCTTTGCAGCAAGGTATTCAGTCCGTTACAGAATCAACCGCACAGGCGTTGGAATCGATACTCAATTCTCTCAGGTTTTATGTAGCTACTCAACAAGCAGATGTCCGCATCATCCGCGACACTCTGTTAGAAAAGCTCGGAAATAGTATCAGCGCGATAACGCAAGACACATCAAGCAGTCCTGTACTCATTGAGTTGAGATTGCAGACAACAATACTTACTGATATTCGCGACACCTTGGCTAGCTGTGTAAAGGGCGGTCACAAGCAAGGAAGAAATGGTATCAAGGTATTTATGAATTAGTTTTCTGTGTTCTATATATAAAATTAGGGCAAGCTCGGTTTCACAACTGAACTTGCCCTTTTTAATCAACATAAATCTAACTAAACCTTAACTAATATAAAAAGTAAAATTACACTTTATGTCTGTGTACCGCCGTACACTCTGTAAATAAGAAAATAATATAAATATTTTTACCAAACTTTGCTATTTAAATGAGCTGTAAGACGTTATTTCTGCTCATCCTTACAACTATTCCACTCTGACACATAAATCGTTCCTAGCGTCATATTTGCGTCATCGTAGCCAATGATTTTAACATCATTATCCTCTCCGTACTCTACAAGGTCACATTTTCCTTTGCATTCGATGCGAACTTCACTCTTTCCGCACACATAAATGCGAGTAACCATATTCTCAGGAACTTCAATTTCCAAATCCTTGCAGTATGCGACAAGAATAATCGTAGAGCGCGCCTTGATAACTCCATGAGCACCTATATACATTTCGCTGGTATATCCGTGCTCGTTACATTGATAGAATCCATTGGCAAACTCACCAAACTCTTTCAAAAGGTACTCTTTTGACAATCCCCATCCGAAAGCTATAGAATCAGCCATAAACTCAATTCCGTTTGAATCAAGAGCCATATTTACCAATTCTCGCTTACTCGCGGCAGAATCCCATTTACCCTTATACTCTCCGCACAATCCCAGTCTCAGAGCATTGCGCTTCAATGTTAATAATTCATTACTATTCCCCATACCATTCTCTCAATCTATCGTTAATTAAAGTGTTCACATACGCATAGGTTTTGTCGTAACCGACAAGTTCGTGACACTTGCGGACACACCGCATAGCAGATTTCTCATTGATGTCCGCGCGCTGTGCGATAACGGCATAGGAAAAGCCATAGCGATTGTGTAGAACGTCAAGAACAAAGTTCCTTGCTACCGCTCTCGCAAAAGGAATGTTAGTATTGCCAACATATAAATCGTCTGCATTCACTCCTTCCTTTTCCTCAATACGCATAGCCGTGTTCACTTGTTCGCAAACCATCCGCTCTACCTTATTCATCGTATCATTACCTAAATATATCATAGCCGTTATATCTTATTTTTATCTTTATAAACGTAACCTACCGTATCACAAGGATATTTATCGTCTGGTGATAAAACACCTGCATCTTCCATCTTCTGTCTGAAATCCATAGAAACCATAGGAACTAACTTGTGAAGTCTAGAACCATCGGCGGCAGCCCAAATCGGTTTTAGATATTGAACAGGATTCTTAACCTTTACACCATCCCATTTGATTCCATTCTGAATGAATGGTATAAAGATACCGTCTCGCTTCACTCCGTTGGCATCACACATCCTTACAATTCTGTAATCTCGGAATAGTCCGTATTTCAGTTCTATATACCATTCATTATACATAAGCTATTCCTTTCCTTGATTAAGAGCCTCGGCTGCTTGCTCTGCCAATATTGCCTGCTGACCGTGCTCAAAGTTCTTCTTCAAGTCTTCCTCTGTCTCTTCGGAAACTGGAGTGTTCATTACAGTTTCCAACTCTTTCTGCATACGACCGAGGTAATCCATCTTGTTCTTTGCGAACTTTGCAGCATCATCTGCATCAGTGAACGCTGTAATCGGATGAGTAATGTTGGCTTCTGTGATGATAACCATGCTATCAAGCATATCCTGATAAGTAACATCTGTCTCAGGGAAAATATCATTTTCTTTCCCCTTTACTTCGTTCTTCATCGCGACAAGATTTTCAAGCCACGCGAATGTTGTAGTGGTAAGCGCGTGTCCTTCCATATCAACACCGCCCCAACGCTTAAAACGTGCTTCAAATCCAATATGTGTGTGGAAAATAGCACAATCCTTTAAAATTACGATGAAGAAATGACCGAAGTCGGTAACGCTTTCAACATCTTTTTTGTTGATTCCGACAACAACTTTAAGCAAACCTGCATTGTTGTCAACAGTCTTCTTTTTTGCAATTCTAGCCATAACTATATATTTATTTTTGTTCTACAATCGTTTTGTACTCGAAACTAATGCAAGATGGATTATCCTCAGAAGTAAATCTAACATCATTAGGGTCATTGCAAACCCCATCTTTGAAGAAGAAACAATCCTTGCAAGTATATACTAGCGGAATAATGTCTCCGCAAGCATCATCGTCAGGATTTGCGTCTGTATATAAGTCTTTGCCCAAGCAATATGGGAACTCAGAATCTTCATCATTCAACAATACGCAATCCTTACAAGTGTATTTAGTCTGCTCCATGTTCCTTACGTTTTTGATATTCCATCAATGTCAAGATACAATAGTTAGCGCAGTCAAGAAGAGCATCTTCCAATGGTTCATTAGCAACTTGCGCCTCGTTGTCCTTCAACGTCTTGATTCGATTCACTTTCTCTCGTATCTTTCCGTATCCGTAGTTGATACCAAGCTCATCATACATTTCTGAAAAAGCATTCCCATAATCGTGATTTTTGCGCTTATAGGTATCACTCATCTTGTCGGTGATAGACTTGAATGTTTTAGCATCTTCAGCAGATGAACACTCGTGTATCTTTGGTTCAAGATTTTCTTTATTCAAAATTTCTCCACGTTTCATAATATCTTTAACTGAAAGCATGAAGACCTCGTTTTTAATCTCGTCACAAGTTACTTTTACAAATAAACAACAAGAATTGTCAATGGAAGGAATAAAACACCAAATCGGACTATCTATAACCTTAAAAATAGGACGGGCTGGGGTTGTAATGATTTTAAATCCACCACGAATCTCTAAATCTGTTTTGTACCTTGGTAATACAGGGCAGTCTTCGCCCATTATTTGATAATGACGAAATCTTGCCACCTCTTCTTCGTATTCTCTCACTCTGAACGGAAGAACAAACTCTAATCCTATCTTAATATCTTCTTTCTTAATCATAAGCTATTTCTCCTTATCTTTTAGTTCAACGAAATCTCCAATGCCCAAACGAGCATTGTTGATGCAAGAGGCTACCCATCCGAAGAGATATGCGGAAGGCTCTTTTCCGTGGTCTATACCGCACGTGTTCTCGATGGCATCTACTACGTGGCTGCTTTCGTGCGAGATATTACCCATTGTCATATACTTCTTTAAAGGGAACGACACGAGTATTCCGTACTTCTTGTCAGACTTCCTCTCTGCTTTCTCGTAGGTTATACCAAAATACTCATCTTTGCCATCAGGAAGTATTATTCCATCGAAAGCAGATTTAGCAATATCTATAAAGTCGCCTCCTATATGCACCCACAGTTTGCGTGGATATCACAGGGTCAAACTCGTAATATCCTTTCTTCTTCATAATTCACGAATCAGTTTAGTTATACGTTTGTATTCCTTAAGAATTGGAGCATCGAACCATTTCGTTTCAACAATATATGTTCTGTCCTGTTTTATAACTCCAACAAGTTGAGGATTACCCCATATTCCGTACAAATCTATACGATATGCTCCCTTGTCTGTAGCAACAAGATAATAAGTATCTGTCCTGATTCTGTCTTTACTGCCAGACGTTTCTACGATTTTATCAACAGAGTACACCGTAATAGTGTCATACAACTCACGATTGTCTTCTTGAAATCTCTGATTTCTGCTACATGATGCCAATAGAGACACCACTGCAATTAATGCAACTAATAAAAACTTTTTCATATTCTCAACTATTTATGTTTTAAAATAACGCGGACTGCGCTTGTTATGTGTAGAGCTTGTGTTATTTGTAATGAGAGTACATCCCTAGAAGAATTTTGCGGGCTGGCATTCATCGATTAACTTGCGTGCTTCTTTAGCACACTCAGCCACGCATTTTTCGACTGCTTCTGTGATGTCTTGGATTTGCCCCTCACGCATATTGTCGTATTTATCGCAAGTATCGGCTATTATTTTGTCGAGAACACTATTTTGCAAAGCCTCCATATAATCTACATAATCCTTGCAAGTACTGCGTCGAGGTGCTTGCACCCAATCAAGAAAGTCCTTCTTCCAGTCTTTCCATGTTTTGCTTTTTATTACTATCATTGCTATTTATATTTTTTATTTGTTGTTCTTGTGCCCTATATGATATTTGTTGCATATCCTACACCGATACACCGCCATACCTTGTGCCCGTAACTTCGGATTCTGATTCAGAAACTCCCAAGCATCATCCTCAGTCTCGTATGCGACCTTCGCCTTCCATGAATGAACTTTTTTAGTCCAATGTTCGGGGTCTGGTTTGAACGGCGGTACTTTATTAGGATTGTGATGGTTATTCCTCATAGCTCAATGATATTAATGCAACTATCATCAATCGCGATATAGCAATCAAGCGTCTCGCGTCTGTAACCACCGAAATCAATAAAAATTTCAGAATCATCACTTGCGCAAATGAACTCTTTGTTGGCAAGTAATTCATCCTTAGTAATGGTTTTCTTAACCTCACTAAAATAAATTCTTCCAACCATAGGTGCATTGATAATGCCGCCGACTTTTACAACATCATCATCTGATGTTATATATATGATAGGCAAATCGCCTTTTGCATTCTCAAAGAACACGTTATTTAAAAGCTCTGCTTTGTTCATAATTAGTTACTTTTTAGTTGATGATTTTTTGCGACCACGTTTCTTTGTCGTGTCGCGCTTGCTAGCAGTGTAATCCAATTCCGATTTCTTTGGTCTTCTTGGTTTTCGCTTTACAGGAACGGCTTCTTTATTCGGCAACTGCAACGTCTCACATTCCTCATCTTCGCCAAATTCGTTCTCAAACTCTCTTCCTTCACGCTTCTCAGAATCGGCATCATAGGCACGCTTCCACTTGCGCTTGGCAACCTTCAACTGCTCTTTCTTGAATGCTTCTGATTCCTCATGAAGCTTATCGTAGTCTATCTCAGGTGCATCAAACTCACCTTCAATACTGCATTCGGGAGTTTTTTCAACGTCCTTTGATTCCATTTCCTGATGAATGCGGTCTTCCTCTGAAATGTACGGCTCATCGTCAACTTTCTGCTTATGACTGGCATTATACTCGTCTATGAACTCTTTTATTTCTTTCTTTGAACATCCATCTTTCCTCATTTCAGCCAACTCAAACTCGAACTTCTGACGTTCAATGTCCTCAAATCTCGTTCCGTCCAAATCGCTTCCTTCATTGAGTACGTTGATTTTCTTGTTTTCCTCATCAGCTCTCATCTGTTTGTCAATGGCAATCTCCAATAACGCGTGATTAACGTCCGATTCCTTCATTTCATCGACCTCATAAGCCCTAGGGTCTTCACCAAGCTCGTTTTTCAGAAAGTTCTTCTTTGCTTCGATGCATCCGCTCGGCAAAAACTGAGCCTCATCAAGATACATGTAAGGATGAATGCTCTTGATAGACATGATAGGACTCGGTGTGCCGAAGTCTTGCAAAAGCTTCATGTATTTGTCCGCATTCTGCTGATAAATGCAGTAGCATTCCTCCAAATTGCGCTTCTGAACAAGCACAACTGCCATTATCCAGAATGGGTCTTTACCATCCGTGTAGCGTTTCGGCAATCCCTTCGTCTGCAACGATGCCGCTTCCAACGCCCTGTCAAGTGATTCTTCCTTTATTCGCATACATTCTCAACTGTTTAAAAGCATCCACCGACCGTAGAAGGAACTCGAACCTTCTGTTTGCCTAGACTTGTATCTAAAAATACGTCCTACCGCCTTGCGGATGCTGTTGTTTCTATTTTCCACCATTCTTCAACCAATCTTCAATCACGGTACTGTCACCATCAAACGACTGACCGAAGACGTTTACCAACTTGACCGAACAGAGCAGATACGGAATGTTCTTGATGTTGTCCGTTGATGGCTCTGTAGCATCCTGTACCAAAAACAACGCTTTCTTCTGTCTGTAATCGTCATACCACAGGATAAGCGAACCCTCCAAGTAAGCATACAGACTATCCCATGCTTTCTCGGCAGCTTTTATCTGCTCAGTAACGGAAAGCTCGGTTGTTCCGTCAACATCATACCCGAACACGCAGACTGACAACGTGGCGTTGGTGCTCTCATGTCTAGCATTTGGGTCAACGAACACTCTTAACGCGTCACTCTCAGGATAGCTCTCGGTATATACACCCTTCTGCTTACCCTTGGAGTTCAATCCGTCCAATGACTTGTAGCGGACAGAACCGCCGCCGAAATCATCTTCCAGACTCTTACGCAATCCGTCTGCATTCCAAGCTCCCTGCTCGGACTTCAAGTAACGCTGTATGTAGAATTTCTTTTCTGCCATATTTCAAAGTCGGTAATTCGTAAATCAAACATTTATGCTGCAAATATACGCCAAAAAATCAAGCCAAAAATGAACTTTACATAGTTTAACAAATTGCAAATTTGTACCATTTTCCCCATATCCCCAATTAAATATATGTTATCCGCATAAATCAGATTTTTCATATTGAAAATTTAACATTTGAAGCAATTCCCATATAATAATAACACGTAAATAAACTATTGTACCCTCGCGCGCAGCCGTAGTAGGGGATGTCAACCCCTGTATATAGTAAACTATATACTCATCCCCTAAGAAGAAAGGCTTCGCAAACAACCCCTGCAATAGGTTATCGAAACTGCAATCCATATATAGCAAAAAGAACATTAAAGTAGAAAGTAGTCTTACTTTTCCGCAAAAATAAAAAATAGCTCAAAATTTGCGTTCTAAGACGTTCAAAATAATCTGGTGATAAACTTACCGCGAAGCTGCATAAAACGCTACCTGGCGCACGGAAATAAGCAAAAGTAGATGCTATGAGACTTTATGCAAAAAGAAAAGTAGATATGATATTCTCAAAAATACTCAAAATTCGGTAGAAAAGCGGAATTTGAAAAATCAGAGTATTTTACAAAAAAAATAAAAAATAAAAAAAATAAAAAATTTCGGATGAGAGCTGACCCACCCTGCGAGTGCCAAAAACGGGGGGTGGGGTGTAAATTACCCTATATAGGTATAAATCACTGAAAATCAGAGTTTTATTTGCGACAAAAACGGACATTTTCCGGCAAAAATACCCAAAAATAGGCTTTTTCGTTTCTGTTTTCGTTTTCTGTAAATTATCCAAAACGAGAGAAAAAGCAAAGAAACAAAAAGTAAAAAGATAGAACGTTTGCGCAAAGGTGCGGAAAAACACGAAATTCCCAAAAAGTTTTCTATTTACCATAATACTTTGCATAAACATACATTTTTAGTTTGCATAAATATTCAAAAACTTACATAATGTTTCACGCAAATTTCGTGAAACAAAAAGCGAGAGAAAACGGATACAGAAAAAGACGGCTGCAACCGTATCAAAATAGAAAGATAGTATTAACATATATCATCAAGCTAGAAAACGGCTGCAAACGGCAAATAAAAGCGTTTTAGATGTTTTCCCTATATATAAGGTACGTGCGCACACTACATATATAAAAACGGCTGCAAAGGTGATTTTATGAGGCTGCAAAGGTGTAAAGATAGAGAAAACAGATAAAAGCATACAATAGCCCCGATTTAACCTATCATTTTGCAAAGTAGAGATTACAATATGTGTAAATATTTAAGAAAATGCAGTTATTTTCAAGAAAAAACCACAAAAAACCAAACTTTTTTGCTTAAAAGTTTTGCAGATACAGAAAAAAGCCGTATCTTTGCATCGCAATCAAGAAACAACGAGATTACTTCTAAGCAGAGAAATCCTGTTATATCTATATTGTGTGTTCTTTGGCTTATTTACATTTAGCGCAATAAAATCTATCTTATATATTTGTGCGCTGGTATCTTATCATATAACGTATTACGTGTAATACAACATATTAGATATTAGATAACAACAATACCAAAATATAAGGTATACGGATAAAGGCTAACAAAGCGTATCAAGTGATATGTTGATGATACTATATAGTGTATCGGTTATTAGATTTGTTGTTTTCCGTCAAGGTTAAAAAACGGAAAAGCGGCTGCATGCTAATTGCAGTAGTAACAATTCAAAATGGTTTGGCTATTATACGGAAGGTAGCTACATTATTACTTATTATTCTCAGCGTTGAAACATCTTAAAGTGAGTAAGGAAAAGTTAGAGTACAGAAATAAATTAGATGATAAATGAAAACCAAATACAAATAATAAGAAACTGTTATATGTAGGCGAAAACCTCAGCCGTTGGCAATTAGGCGGGTTAATTGATAGCCACAAATTAGTAACTAAAAAATAAAGCAATATGATGTATAGTGAATTTGTCGAGCGCACTGGTATGAATGTAAACAGTGCCGAGTTCGATGCTATTATTGAGGTTTATAATAATAGCGATGTAAATAAGGATGATTTTTGCAAATTGTGGGTTAAAATGAATTTTAACCGAGTTGCAACCTATAAGGCAAAGAAAGCAAAAGAGGAAAAGCAGCATAAAGTTTGGGGCGATTTGCATGAGGTATTAAGCAAATACCAAAATAAGCTAGATAATTCTAGAAATTGGTATCAGTCGTATATTTCACCAATTGGAGCCGTAATTTCTTCTTCTGACGAAAAGAAAGTAATTGCTTTCTGTGAGTTGTTTAATGAGTATTACGACAAAAACGCTGGATTAGGCTCAATGCTTGCAGCCTTCAATGTTTGGCTAAAGTCTGTAAAAAACACTTATTTTGCAGCATAAACAAAAAACCCACTACCTTAAAAAGTAGTGGGCGAATCAAGTTAAAAGAAAAACTAATAACTTATGATTACTTCTAAGCGGTTGCAAAGTTATTAGTTTTTTCGGATATAAGCAAATTAATTAGTAACTTTTAAATATTTTAGGTATGAAGACTTATAAAACAAATTATTCTGTAGCTGTAAATTGGTGTAATAATGCGCTTATCCTCTGCAACAATATTACAGAGATAGACCCATCTATTTATGATAATATGCGCTTTGAACTGTTCGATGAAGAAGACGGCACACAAAAAGACATTTATCAGTGGTTTATTACAGATTGCACCAATGACGATGTAGAGTACCTTGAGCAAACATTTGGATTGCTTTTCACTTATTCAGACTTATTGGATAAGTTTATTCTTTGCGTTGACCATTTCGGTACAAGTTGGGATTACGTTGAATGGACAACTACAAACGAATTGGCAAAAAGAGAATTGGGAGAAAAGAAGTAACTTAAACTAATTGGAGGGCTATATATGACTAATAAAGAGATTGAAAGATACAGAAACAGCTATAAGGTGGTTAATGGCATCGGCTTTTGCCGTGTGAACAATGATATAAACGGGAATCCCCGTTATGTAGTTCATTTTCTCGCTTTTACCACTGACGAAGAAATGAGAAACGACAATTTAAGCCAAAGTCAATTGTATGCAATTGCCAAAAAGCGTGCAAAAGATTTGGGCTTTTCCGTTTATCGTGCCAATTGGTACGGAGGCGGCTTTGTCGGTCAATCTTATTCTTTGGTTGATACGGCAAACAAAATTAATGAGATAGTAAACAAGTAACTAACAATAACCTTTGTACTCGCTTTTGTGGGTGCAAAGGTACAAATAATATAAGATATGGATATAAGTACAAAATGGGTAAGTACCGAATATAGAAATATTCAGTTTCATGTTGATATTGTAACTTTTGAGATAGCAACAAAGAAAAGCAATATTAAATCACTTTCTAGCCTTCTTGAAAATTACACCAAACTAGTACAAAAAGGCTTTATTAATACCTTTTGGGTGCTCGAAAATTCTGCTAGTATGTTTGTTGTAAAGGTAAGCGCAAACGTTGATAGACTCGTTTACTTGGATATTACAACATTAAATCTGGAAATTGGTAACATTAAAGATTAATTGGTTATGGATATAACAATACCTTTCGTCTTCGCCCTTATATCTTACGTATTAGGCATTATTGTAGGGCGCAATTGGAACAAGTACGTAAAAGAGTGAAAATAACCTTTTAAAACGCAAATAAAATGAGAAAGATAGAGCAAAGAATGGTTAACGCTATAAATAATAAAGTTAACTATAGAGAAAGTAATACAGAAGTAATTGTTAAGGGTGCAAATGTATTTGTACGCTTGTATGATACATATATATATGCAAAAGTACGTGGCAAGGTGTATTTTTCCGATGGTGGTTTTAATACGGCTACAACTAGCAGCCGTTTGCGTGCGCTTGGTGCAGACTACAGTACAAATAACAAATTGTGTGGCTGCAAACTTACTAGCCAAAAGGAAATGCTTAATTTGCGTTATTACGGCAAAAAAACAATATCATAAAACATATTGGATAGGTGCAAAGATAGTCGGTATCTCTAGACTGTTCGATTCAGTTTGCACCACAAAGTAACATTAAATAATTATCAATATGAAAGAATTAAAGAAATTAGCATTAATACTTCGTGCTTTGGGTATTACTGCAAAGGTAGTAAGTGAAGAAATAACCTATAATGGTGCATTCGCTTGGGATAATATCTTTTGCGAGTGTTCCAAAGGTATGGTACATTTCGATGTTTGGTACGATGAAGAATCCTTTGAGATACATTTTACCTTCAAAAACACTTTGGTGTATGATACCTTATATTTGGATAATCTGCTGCAAGTTGTTAGCGAAATAACTAGTACTATCTCCAAATTTGAGGGTTAAATAATAGTGTGTGTGCCCTTATATTTTCCCTTTGGTACACTTTATCAAGTGGGAAAATATAAGGCTATATAGAGTAAATAAACGGCTAAATTTAGAAAAATATGGTTTACCAGCATGTAACAAATAACAAATGGTTTTCATTTTGGGTAAATTGGTACAATAAAGACGGATGGAAAACCGAAAGCAAAAACGAAAATAAAGCAGTTGTTAGTAAGAGTTTTAAAGGTATTAAAAGATACCTTACGTTATATATACACTAATTATAGATAGAAAGATGAATATTGCTTAAAAGTTACTATAGCCGTGAGTAGTTAGGGGCTACCATCCAAAAGCGAGATTTGGCACGGCACAAATAAAGATAGGAGAAAAGGAAATGAAAAAGTACCGTTTATATGTTAAGTCTGAAAAAGACTTGAAAGCGTTAAATGAGAAAATTGCTATTGATAGCTTATTTTCAGTTGGTGAGACTATCACAAATAACCCTCTTCATATTGGAGAAAATATTTTCAGTGACAAACGTATTTTTGATAGTGTGAAAGAATATGCTTTTACACACAATTTCGTATCACTAACTTTATATCAGACTATCGAAGAGAAATTTGCGGTATTAAAGTCTGGATATGAGCAAATATTTGGTAACTTTGCTTTTATCCCTGCTGGCGGTGGATATGAGAATAACACTTTGATAAAAACGCTTGGAATGAGATAAAGAAATTCTGTAAGGTTGCAAAGAAAGATGGTGCAAATACTATTAGTTTGCACGGCTTATCTGGAGAAAGTAAGATTACCTTATCTTATGATGATTGCAAGCGTGAATTGGCTATCGAAAACAAATTGCAGTATACCATTGATGATGTATCATTTATGATTAAGTCTATTGTTGCTTTCGATAGTGTTGATACCTTATATCTCGGTATGTCTTCTTCTCATGCAGCAGTTGCAACAAATAGTCTTGGCAATATCTATTTGCTTATGCCAGCCGTATATGAGGGTAGAGGCTATTCAGTAGATACTAGATACGTACCATTTGATATAGACGTATTGGAAGAGCGTGCAAATGAGCGCACAAATGAGCCTTCAGAAGACGTTATCCCTGCAAAGGTGGATAATGTTACAACTGAGGAAAAAGAATGCGCTACAGAGAAGAAAACAGGGCAAACGAATAAACCTGCAAAGGTAGTATCATTGGATAAGCCTAGCAATAAGTTTAGCTTTGCGGCTATCGGTGTAAATGTAGGCGATAAATTAACCTTTATTGATGGAACAGAGGTTATTGCAGCTGAAGACAATAAGGTATCATTTTGTGGCGAACTGTTTACATTGTCTGGATTCTGCAAAGAGTTCATGCCTGATGATAGGCGTACAAAGAGCAATTCCTATCGTGGGTGTGCATTCTTCTTTAAGGATGGCGTTAAATTGGAAAAGCTATTCAAGGATGCGCAAAAGAAATCATTGGTATCAAGCAAAGAAGAGATTGCAGCCGTACCTGATAATACATTGGATAGCGTGCCAAATGAGCATCTAGCGAGCGAGAAATGCACCGAGCAGACAATCACACCACCTACAAAGGAAAACGTCTCGGAGCGCAAAGAAACGGCATCAACCGCAAAGGTTGTGGCTATCTCTATCGGTGTTCCTGTATGCTTGGATATTCCACCGAACAATATGCGGTTGGATATTGCAGCAAACAAGCCGTTAAATGCGGCTGTAGGCGATTGCTTATGTGGTGTTGGCAAAGTAGTACATACACTACCTTTGCCACCTCCACGGAGCAAAAGAATGAGTGAAATAATAACATATACAAACTTTTATAATACATCATAAAATGAACGTAAATCAATTAAGGAAGGCTATCAAGTTAGCCAAAGCAGAAAGCAAGGTAATTTACATTGCTATTCATAATAGCCGTTTTCATATCGACTTCAATAACTGCAAGTATAGAGTAGACGGAACGAATGAGCTACTTATAATTAACGACTCATTTCTTAAAGATACTATCATCTTGGATATTCATCAAATAATGTTTATCGAAACAAAACTTATACATTAATCAATATGGAACAGACAATAACAAAAGAAGATGCACTGGAATATATTAAGCAGAATATCGGTAGGTGCAATTTATCTAGTTTTAATGTAGGAGCAACTTACGTTGATGATGCAAAAACAGAACTTAGTACTATATTCTTCATTCGTGGGTATGTTATCACAGAGGAAATAGAGTTTCGTGAGCATCAGAATATTCCTTGCTTTAAGTTTCCTCATGTATCACCTGCTTATATGGATATACATGCAGAATATACATCTGAAAGTATATGGGGTTTAGGTACATTTGAATATTTCTATCTAACCAAATCAAACTTAGACGTATTGTTAGATTTTATAAGAATAATCACTTCAAAATAGTAGAAAGGGTTAAGCTATGAAAGTATATGTAGTTATCAATTCACACCAACATGGATTGGGTGAGGCAGTTGAGGTTGATGCAGAAGTATTCTCAAACAGAGACAAGGCTAGAAAAGCGATGGAAAACAAAGGTCTGAACACATTGGAAAGCTATAAGCATTCATTGGATTGTGATGATTTCCAAATCAGCGTATCAGGCTCATTCTATCATATCTCAGACAACGAAGGTGAGACGTGGGATAATTTCGATATTGTAGAACAAGAATTAAAGTAATAAGACTATGAAGAAGTATATAGTAGAAATCGCTGAAAAAGTCACCTATAAGGTAGAGGTGGATGCAGCGTCATCCGAATCCGCAGAGAATACCGCAAGAGCAATGTACGATAGTGGCATATTGGAAGACGAAGGCGAGTTGGAAAGTGTTTTGTTTAATGTATTATAGGAGATTATATTATGTGGACTAAAGAGATAGAAGATTGCTTATCTAAACTTACAAAAGAAGAGGAGCGAGTATTGAAGAGAACCATCACCAAAGGTGGATTTGGTGATGATAGTTGCAGTTTCAGAAACATTCTTGGCGGTATCTCAAAGCAAGAAACTAGATGTTTTGTATATCTGACTAACTATAAAAATCCATCTACCAGACGTTTCTATTATAAGAAGACTGAGGAGATATTTAAGTCTATCCGTGCAAAGTTATGCCCAATAGATGATTATGGTCGTTTCTTTGTTTATCAGAAGGAATGGTGGGGAGAAAACACAAGCGACATTATCCGAGTTCCTTACGATATTCATGTAGCATTGGAGCAGTGGGCAGACGGTGGCATTGACAAGGCGGCTCATTGCCCTATCAACGACAAAGACCTTTGTCTTGATGATTTAGTAAAAGATTTGTTCAATGATGGTCAGTACGCTTGGAACAAAGACAATACAGAAATGGTTGGATTTGTAGGAAACGAGCCAGTATTGGTACGACAGGAAACCGATAACAAATTGTTGGTTAGATTCCTTGGCGATGCTTGGTGTTCTGATGTTATTGAGGAATGGGCGAAGAGAATTGAACATGATAAGAACAATGCTGTAGATTACGTAATTGATACTTATATGTTTGGAGTGATAGAGAATGACCGAGAGCGTAAAAGTAGAGATTTTCATGTATCATTCTATTATCGTGGATAATAAATAGCAGAAAGTAACGTTTTAAGTAATAAGAGATAGGATAGGAGATAGGAGAAATGAAGACAACAGAAATCAAGAATGAAGGTGGCGCATCTGTAAAATACGACATCGTGAACATCGGCTGTAAGGATTGCCCTTATTGCATGATGGCAGAAGGTCACTACCTTTGCCGTTCCGACAAAAGCTGCAACGCAAAGGCAAACATGACCGATGATGATGAGCCAAAGCAGAAAGTAATAATATACAGTCGTGTCTCTACTGAAAAGCAGACATTGGAGCAGCAGGAAAGAACAATCAACGAATGGTTGAATTGTCACAATCTGAAAGCTACTCACGAAGTGAAGGAGGAAGGAGTATCGGGTAAGGTATCTTATAAGGATAGAAACCTTGGTAAGGTAGTATTGCCGATGCTTGATAAGGGTGATATACTTATCGTGTCAGAGGTCAGCCGTATCGGTCGTTCTATGAGCGACATCAACAAGTTTGTGAATGACGAACTGAAACCACGTGGTGTGCGATTGGTTATCGTTCAGATGGGTATTGACCTTGATTGCAGCCATCTGAAAGCGATAGACGAAATGCTACTATTCGCTTTCTCATTCTCGGCACAGATGGAGCGTGAACTCATTCAGGAACGAACACAGAGCGCATTGGAAGTACGCAAACAGAAGTTGGCACAAGACGGAGAATTTATCTCAAAGTCAGGTAAGGTCGTAAAGAAGTTGGGCAGACCTAGAAAATGTGACTTATCAAATGCACAAAAGGCGGCATCGGAAAAGCGCAAGAAAGAGGCTGCTGAGAAACCTTGCAACAAGGCTATATGGAATGTGGTTAAGAAGTGTACCAAAGACTTCACAGAATTAACCACACCTAACTTTGCCGATGCAGCTATGATGTTACAGCAGATGGGTGTTTATTCATCCACTGGCAAGGTATTAACCAAAGAACTAGTAAGAAGTGCGTATTACAATCTACGCTCAGTCTATGGCAGTCAGGTTTATTTCAGACGTGGTTCTGCCAACTATCGTGTAATGCGAGAAAAGGGTATGACTGATGAGGAGATTCAGCAGTATTACAAGGAACTGAATAACAACAACAATAATACGGAGGAGGTTTAAGTTATGGCATTCTTAATAGCAATTTGGCTAATCGGCACATTGTTCGATTGCGCCATGGGTAGAAATAAAGATTAAAATTTCTACCTTACACACAATATAATGACGCATATTGCGTTATCTTTTGAAAATAATATAAATATATAGCCCTACGCAGCACGGATAAGCGACAAAAGATGAAAAAAATCGAAGAAGAATTAGATAAGATAGGTTGTCGTTATAGTGACAACGAGGACGGCTCTTATAATGTCGAGTATAACGGATATGCCGTGACTGTTTCAGAAGACGAAGAAGACTGGTGTCTTAATTATATTAAAACACCAGAAGGAAATATTCTTCCATATTCCGAAGAGGAGTATGATGTAAACTTCCTTATGGGAGCTGACACAGGAACATCTTATTACCCTAAAAATGATTATACCTTAGAGTCGGCTCTTGAAAACCTGATAAGCAAATCGAATAAATAATAACCCATACAGCCCTCGCTATCACGGATAAAGCATTAGATATGAAATTACAAGATTCTACAGAAAAAATAATAGATAGAAGAAAGGTGTATTACGTAACTATCTATAATAGCAGACACATGATTGTTGCATTCTTAGGTAGTGGTTTGCATTATGTTTCGGAAAGAACTGATGCAGCTTTGTTTGATACAAAAGAGGAGGCGCAGGAATTGATGAATAAAGCGGAATTAAACGGAATCTGTAACACGATACCAGATTTCGCAAAAATGACGGTTTCATCTGATACGCAAGTCTTACTCCAACATTGGCATTTCTAGCCATACAATACCCATAACAAAAATTAAGCCCTCGACACCACGGTTAAGTCACTATAAATGAAAAAGGTTTTAATGTTTATGGCAATTATGATTGCAGCTTTCTCTATGGTGGCTTGCAGTAGTGATAGCCGAGAAGACAATATTCACGAAGATACACAAAAGACACTGGCAGACTATGATGGCGTATGGGAGGACGAAGATAATGATACCCTATTTATATCAATATCCGCAAACGGAAATATCAAATACTATTGCGGCAGCATTTATATGGGAAACGGAATTGGTGTATTGAACGGAAATACGCTTGTAGTTCCAAATGAATATACTGGAATGACTGACGAGTTTGAATTATCTGGTTCTGTCGATAATTTGCGTTTAAAATGTAAACTTAAAGACGGCGTAAACAAAGATGCCTATTGTTCTATTACCCTTAATCTCCATAAGACTAATGAATCTTTAGCATTGTTTACTGGTGATGTCTGGATGCCAAAACTTTATTTTGGCTCTACTGACAGAAAGAGTTGGCAGCAATGGAGAATGCAGGTAACAAGCAATAATTCTTCTTTGTATTACCTACACCACAATACTTATGGAATAATGAAGCAATATGGTCTATATTCCATACAGAGACAATATAAGAATAAATATAAATTTTTATATAGCCATTTTTCCGATAACGATGACCATAAAATCGTAGTATTCTCTTGGGATGGAGAATTTATACGAAACAACAAAAATATTCCAAATTAGGTAGTTAATTTTCTGTGTTATCCTCCATGTTGCCAACAATAAATACTACCTTTGGATGCTCTTCTTTTGCATCGTTTTCCTTTCTTTGTGCGTGCAGCACACTGGTTTCTCGATGCAGATGAAGAGCCTCCAATACTAGGATTCCCAGATGTATCAACACCTTTTTGCTGGAATACATTAAATGTATCTGATATATTAAATTTATTGCTGTATACAACAAATGAACATTCTCTATCTCTATCAGTATCGTTTGTATCAACTTGAATGTATATCTTCTCAAATCTTACATCAAAATCTGATACCCAATTACAATAATTGATAGGTTCTACACTAACATCATTACTTATCTCATAATCACTAACGAAATTTACCCAGTACTTTCCGCTAAACCAAGGAATGTACGTATCCTCAACTATGAGGTAATGGCATTCTTGAATTTCCTCAAAGTTATATTTCTTGCATCCGACTATGGGTATAAGAAATAAAATTAATATAGATATTATTTTCTTCATATCTAACCAAACGGAATTAGTTTAGATATATTGTGTTACCAACAGACTATTTTAGCCGCTTACAGAAGAAATTTTCACTATCTCTTTGAGTTCCCAGATATTTTGTCTATCTTTGCAAAGCAATTATTCATTGGAACTCATCTATCTATCTCAGCCCTGCCGTTGGTGCTCAATGGTGGGGCTTTCCTTTCGCATTTCTTTTATACCTATCATATCGCCCTGCATCATCATTTTTGGTGGTGTGGGGCATTTTTTGTGTTAATTAAACTTAGAAAGGTTAAAGTTGGAAATCCCCGTAAAGCCTATTAAATATAGGTTTTCCATATTTATCCACAACAAAGCGAGTTAATGAGAAATCAGCTAATTTGGTGGTTCGCAGGAATTTATGTACTTTTGCAGTGCTTGTTAGTAGTTGCGCACTAAACAGCGGACATATAAGTATATTTGAGTGATTATTCACTTCCCTATACGAAACCCTATCCAGAGTTCGGAGCGCAACACGAACAAAGGATAGGGTTTTCATTTTCCCTATTCTTTTTCGAGAGTAAGCAAGTAGTCTTGGTGGCTTGTCGGCTAAATACACTCGGCTACACAGACTTTAAACCCACGTCACAAGAGGCGCATGGTGACACCGCAGGAACTGAAGGCAGAAGGCGGGCAGGGCGGGGCGTACCCCGAAAGCTGCTTAGGTTAAGTGCTGTACGATTTGGCAACTGACCCGACCGAAGGGACTCATTATACTGGGTTCATGTACCTTCGAGTGGAATATTCCTTCCAAACTCTCATCGTTTCAATGAATGATGGGGGTAAGGGGGAGAACCACTCTCTCAGAGGTCTATTGCCTGTTTCATATAACCTTTTTCATAAGGAACAATATTAATTATAAATCATTAAATATAGGGAAGATGATTACAAATCAAGTAATGAAGAGACCAATGGGTAATTTTTTGGTCGAGCAAAGAACAAAAGATAGTATGTTCAATGCTACAAACTTGCTCAAACAATGGAATGAATTTGTTGAGCATAATGATGATACCCAAAAAGTTGGGTATGTGAAGAAAGACCTTGATGATTTCTTCAATAACAAAGGAATCAAGGAGTTCATCAATGCTTTGATGGAGGAAGAAAATCTACATACCCAAAATTCTGTGTATGTAAAATCGAAAGCAAGGTCTGATAGAGGTGGAGGTACTTGGATGCACCCTATTCTCTTTGTTAAATTTGCAATGTGGCTTAATCCACGATTTGAGGTTCAAGTTATAAAGTTTGTGTACGACCAAATGTTGAAATATAGAAATGATGCAGGTGATGCGTACAAAGAGCTTGGTACATCTATTGGTAAAATTGTCAGTAAGAAGTTTATGCCAGTAGCTATGTGTAAAGTAGCAAAAGCGATAAATTATGTTGTGTTCGGAAAGCACGAACATGAAATGAGAAATAAGCAAGGAGAAGAAGAAAAACAATACGAATTGTTTAATATGGAGAGACAAGTTGCAATGCTTATTAATGATGGTTTTCTTCGCTCATACGACCATGTAATAGAATATTTGAGAAAGAAGTATGTAGAGAAATATTTACCATCTGTTCTGAAAGTTAAGTAATATACACAAATAAAACAGAATAATATGTTTGGAGAAGAAAGAATCACTCGTAAGTGCGTAATTACGCTTACGGGGGGATACAAAGTAGTAGGCACATTATCAATGCCGAAACCGAAAAAAGCTATGTTTCCTGACGAAATGGAACGTAACTTTATCAAGAGTTTTAACGAATCACAGCCTAATGCAGTAAACAAGGCTGTTAGTGTTCACATTTTAAGAAATTGATTATGATGGTAGTAGCAGATAGAATTAGAATTACGGCTCAGATTGCAGTGTTAAAGGAGATTGCTCTTGACTATAAGGGGAAGACAATCGACAACGTTATCCAACAGTTGGAATCGAGATTGGCAGATTAAAATCTGAAACAATAAAATAGTTAGTAATATGGCTAGAATCACAAGAAATAAAGCTGCCGAGATACTGGGATTATCTAGACAGACAATCAGTAACTACATTGAGCAAGGTCTCATAGGTAGTTGTGTAGGCGAACATGGCATCTTGTATGTGAACAGCGAGGATGTTGAGAAATACGCCGAGAAGTACAAGATGCTTGCAGCCAACGAAAAGATGATAGATGATAAGCTCAAAGAAGTTGAAGCGCACAAGCGTGCAATAAACGTTGAACTTACCGAGTTGAGAAACAGAGCGACCGCAAACGGCAAACTGGCTGCAAACGCTGTTGGTATGCTTTTTGGCGTAATAAACGCTATGTCGTATCTTGGCATTACTCCAAAACTCAGCTATCGTGAATCTAAGTTGCTAAAGGACATTATTTATGGGATGACGTATGATGAGTTGTCAATCAAGTATGGCGTATCAGCAACTAGAATCAGACAGATTGTAGAGAAGACGTGCAATAAGCTGACGTACAACGAGGATGCCGCCATTGCCGAGATTGCTACAAATCAAGATTTGAGAATCGTGATTGATGGTTTAAAGAAGAAACTAAAAGCAACACAAGCTAGTTATGATGAATACAGACGTGCAAAAGGCGATACTCCTATCGGTGGAACAATACTTCCACCATTAATACTTGGTAAAGATGTAAACGACTGTGGCTTTCCTGTTCGTATTCTGAATATGTTCAGATGGTGCGACGTATATACCGTAGGCGATTTACTCCGCAAATTCCATGGTAAGTCTGATTTGGATAAGATTAGAAACCTCGGGAAAAAGAGCATTTGGATTATCCTCGACTTTATCGAAGAGAACAATCTTAGCTTTAAGCAGAATGGAGAAAGTGATGAGGATTTCTATATTCGTCTCAACAATAATTTATCAAACAAAAAACATGAAGAAAATGATTAAGAAGTGTTTCGGATGGTTCGATGTTTACTATGCCGAAATGTTATTGGGTGTTACGTTTGCAATATCCAACGCTTGTACTGGCAGTTGGAGTGTTGCATTCGTTTGGTTTGGATTCGTATTCAGTTGGGGAATATTCAAACTGGTAATAAGCGAGGAGAACAGAAGATACAAAGCTCTTGTTAACCTCTCAAAGGAAATACAGAGTAATGAGAAAAAAGCGGTACAGACAACGGTATGGACTTATGATGAGCTGCAACTTGAAATGCAGCGTCACAGACTGACCGCAATACAAGGTATGAAGTATAAGAATAAGGCTGAGTTTATGCAGCGCAAGAAGAGCCTTACACAATACCTAAAGTATTCTGATGCAATTGACAACCTCTACGAGCAAGAAGTTGAACGCTTGCATAAAATGAAGAAAGAAATTGAAAAGAAAAATAATGATGGAAAAGACAAAGGAACTGACTCTGAAACAGAGACTGCAAAATCTGAGTGAAGAACAAACACCATTCTTTCACTCGCTTACACCATTCGCCGCAGGATTTACACAAGGCTTCAATTACGAAAAGAAACGTCTTGTTTCCGCATTGGTGAATAACTCAGAAGTCACAAAGGACTTCATCAACGAGCCTATCAGCGTACCAATAAGCGATAGTATTCTGTTTATGCACGCTTTCGTGGATGGTTCTGTTGAATATCGTAAAAAGATAGATGAGATTCTATCGAGTAAATAGCAAGAAAGGGAGGTTAATAGCCTCCCTTTTTTATTTGCCCTTTTAGAAAACTCAAAACTGCATTTGAGTTTTATTTATTGTCTTTATTACACCCTAAATCTGCATTCAGATAATCAATAACCTTTCTGTTTGCTTCATCAATCTTTGACGTATCGTATTCTACGTAAACGCCAGTTATCGAATTATCCCAAATAGAGTGCCCTAATGCCCTTCCGATAATCTCCATCGGTATTCCTATCTTTGCTGCAAACGTTGCCCACGTATGGCGATTCCAATAGCTTGTCAGGTCTGACTCAATTGCATCATTTGTGCGGTCGTATCGTCTTCCGTCATATATCTTTCTTCCTAAAGAACGAAGACAATGATTACACTTAGTTGTGAACTGAGCATACCCTGCCGAATGAGTAATCCTCATAAATGAGAATAATTCGTTGCTGTTGCTATTATCCTTGTATCTGTCTATAATCTCTTTAGCCTCTGGTTCAACTCTAATATCGTACAATCTATTCGTCTTATTACGGAAGAATGATATGCGTCCGTCCTTATAGTCTTCCTTGGTAAGGTCGAGAATATCCGACAAGTTCATACCTATCAGATAGAAACCAAGCATAAAGAAATCTCTATATATACTATCGTGGGCATCGAGTTTAATATCTCGTATTGCTCGTAATTGCTCTACAGATAGATTTCTCTTGCGTGTTTTATCTTTCTTGAAAGCTGCCCTCTCAAATGGATAATTAGTAGTGAGCTTCTTTCTTCTTGCCCAATTAAAGACTGACTTCAATTTATCAATATCTCCAATGATACCATTGTTGCATCTGCCTTTTTCTTCCTCATGCTTATAGAACCCTTCTACCCATGAGAAATCTATTCCATCAAGTGTTGCATTCTCATCATATACGGAAATATCCGTTATAAGATGTTTGTAGGCGGCAATAGTGCCAGCCTTATCCTTTGTGCCGATAAACTTCTCTATTGTGCTAATAATGGTGTTTCTGTTCCTTTTCTTGCCAACAATCAATTCTTTAAGATGTTCTTTGAGTTCGTCAACGCCTTCATTGCTATGCTCGTTGATGTAATCATCACACATCTTATATATCTGTGCAAGTCTGTTGGTCTTAGACTTTGCTGACTTGTCGGAGCGAGGAAAAACCATTCCGTCAAACTTCTCTGTTGTCTGTAATCCAGTTGACAGATAGAACCTCTTGTACTTATGCGTGACAGATAAGTACACCTTAAAATCTCTGTTATCAATATATACTTTCATAACTCATTTCTTCTTTATGCTTGCATATTGCTTGCAAAAACGCCTAGTTTTTATCCGTTTTACGGGGTTTTTAGGGATATTTTCGCTAGCAATATAATAAGCGTATATTTATAACTTACTGATAATCAGCCAGAATATCTTTTATGTAATTAAGAGGATGATCTTCTTGTCTGTATCAGCCATAACTTTTTGATATTTATAATGTTGTGGTTGTTTGATAATTAACTCGCTTGCATATTGCTTGCATTCCTACTTCTTTGCAAGCAAATCCATTAACTGCTTGATTTGAGCATCCTTGCTCTCTACTTGCTTGCGCAGGTCTTCAATCTGTTCTTTCAGCAACTCTACTTCTTTCGAATCATTATTGCTAACAATCTGTTTATTGTGGTGGGCATTATCCTCGTTCACCATATTTATATTAGGTGTTCTGTCTTTACCGAAAACCCAGTCACTTGGACTGACGGCAGCTTTATCATCAAACATTTCGCCATCAGAATTTACTAGCCATTCTTTTCTCAGACCTAGATTGTAGCAAATCTTTTGAATATCATTCTTGGTGAAAGAATACTTTGTATTACTTTCGCTCATCTTTTTATTAAGATTAGCTTGGTTTATGTCTATCACCTTGCAAAACTGAGACATCGACTTGAATTTACTTATGTCGAAGCAAAACTTTAAGTTCTTCGCAATATCATTCATAATTCTTAAAATATGTTTAGAAATTACACATTATGCGCCACCTTTCGTAAACAAAGGTTAAATAACCAAGAATAACGAAACTTTCTCGTCAAAAAGTTTGGTTATTTGAGGTTATTTCCGTACCTTTGCAATCGTTAATCAGTTACAACACTGATAGACGAAAAAGGTGGGACGGAGTCCAAAACACCGTCTAAGCTATTTATCCACTGCAAAGATAGTTATTTAACTTCGTTCCACCAAACTTTTTTGGTTAAATATAGTTATTTGAAGAGAAATAATGAAGATAGAATATAATCAGGAAGAGGTTCGTCAGAGGGTTGCAAAGGTTATAGAGTTGGGCAACTACAAGTCCACAAGGTCGTTTTCGATTGATGTTGGTCTCGATTGCTCTAACCTATCAAAGATGTTAAGAGGTAAGCAGAATTTTACCAAGGCAGCTATGATGGCTATTTGCTCTAACCTAAAGGTTGATTTACAATGGCTCGCCTACGGAAAAGGTGATGCACCTGTAATGATAGGTCAGATAGATGACGCAACACAATTACGAATCGAAAAGGCAAGACTTGAAGAACGAGTACAATGCCTAGAAAACGAAAAAGCATTTCTGCAAAGGATGCTTGAAAAGTAATAGGAGAATAATAAAATGGCAACACCGAAGAAGAAAGTAGTGGTCGAAAAGATTGCTAAGAAATGGCTATCAACTGATGAAGCTGCATCATACATAGGTATGGGAAAGTCATTCATCGTTGAGTTGAGAAAGAGCGGAAAGCTACCACACTGCATGATAGGTCACTCTGCATTCTTCCTCGCAAGCGATATAGATAATCTGCTTGAAAGCCATCGTGTATATTAATGAAGTTTTGTTTCATACTCCACCAAGCGAGGTGGTTGGACGAGTAGTTGATTTTTTCAATACGTTTGCTCATGCTCGTCCAATAAGGTTTCATAGCTCAGGTGGTTAGAGCGGTCGGCTGTTAACCGATAGGTCGTAGGTTCGAATCCTGCTGAAACCGCAATTCTTTTAGAATCAGATTATTACTACAAGTGATGAAACTGAAAGCTAGAGAAGAGTTCTTTGACATATTGATAAAATGCACAGAATAGTATGCGCATATAAGAATTGTAGTAAAGGAGCGGCACTGGCACGCGGTTAGATTACGAAAGGGTATGCGACATACGTAAGACTAGTAATTCTGTTATTGTCGGAATAATCACCAATGAACTATCACGGAAATGATATTGGCATCCAGCCAAGCGAGAAGAATTGTCGTGGAAAGCAAAGGGTAATGACGATTACAAAGATAACAGTCTAGCCAACTCTGAATAGAGTTGAGTCAAAGAATGAGACTTAAACACTATTTTAAAGTAGAGATTACTTCTCAATACTTTAATTAAATAACAACAAAGAGATACTTGGTGTAAATGGAAGCACGTCATACAACTAGAAGATACCGTTCTTATCGTATGGAAATGTTGGTTCGAATCCGGCAATATCTCCAACAATTTTCTGAAGACTGAATTGAATATTCAGACTCTCATGTTTCTAGTATCTTTCTTGTCTGTGAAGATATAAAGATGTTGTTTACTTTATTTTAAGCATTTATTGAATTTAAAATTAGGAAAATGCAGCTTGTTTGTGAAGATAGGCTGCACAAATCGCAAGTTGGAGCAGTTGGCAGCTCGCTAGGTTCATGTCCTAGAGGTCATTGGTTCGAATCCAATACTTGCAACAAAATTTGTTAATTTTAGGTTCAGATATTGATACACAAATTTATTGTGGAAATTCTATTTTAGGAATTTTTGGTTATTAGTTAAAGATTCAAATTCATCTGGTTCGTGAGAATCGGATGATTCTTTTAGACTTCAAAGTTCTAAATGTTTTATAATGTTTTACCTCGCTATTCGCAAGGGTGGCGAGGTTTTTGGTTCTATGGTGTAACGGTAGCACAAGAGATTTTGGTTCTCTTAGAGATTGTTCGATTCAGTCTAGAACTACTGCAATTTTTTTCATCGATGTACTTCTGCTTGTGAAAGTAGTAGTGCTTTATTTATTATACACTTTTTTAAGTGTTTCTTTTACTTAAATAATTTATTTTTTTTCTCAACTGCTTGTGATAAGTCGTTGAGTTTTGCCCTTAAAGCAATTAGGTAATGCGCTACACATACGCAGATTTAATGCTCCGACCAGTATGTAGAGAAGATGGCTCGATACCATCTAAGGGCGCATTTTTACTTTGTCATAAGAAAATGATTAAATTTTAAAATTAGGCTGTTTTTCCTTGGCGGTCAGATTATTAAGTTAGTCTGCCGCCAAGGTTTTTAAGCGAAAAGAACATGAAGATTATATATAGTATAAAGGTTCACAGAGACCACTTGAAAACGCTGCAAGGTCTGAAATGCTTGCAGTCTGTTGATGTCGGTGAAGATGGCAAGTCAATTACTTGTCAGTTCAAAGATAACAAGACTAGAGGTTGTCTGATTGCTCATACAAATGATTGGCTTGTTGAATTTGCGACAGGAGAATGGCAGAAGTTCGGTGATGCTGCTTACCATCAACTAGTTTGGAATCCTAGCAACGTATCTAAAGAATATTAGCTATGGCTGCTGCTAGGGTTGTTCAACACAAGTACACATCGAAAGATGGTACTGAGTACGATAGTAAAGAAGAATATCTGTATCACCAAATTCTTCTTGCTGATAAACGAGTTTCTTGTATTCACAGGCAAGTAAAACTCAGCATATTCAAATCCATTTATATGATTGTGCCGAAACAACTCAAAACAAAGGTTCGGTACGATAAAAGACTGATGGTTAGCGGTCATAGCTATAAACCAGACTTCATATTTTGGGAAGACGGAAAATTGATTGTATGTGATGTGAAATCTAAGTACACCCATTCTCTCAGGGAGTTCAGAATAACTGCCAAGGGGTGTATCAGTAAGATTGTCGCACACAACAAGAAACGTCATAATGGTAAGCCGTTTGTGGTTTTCCGTGAAGCTATCCATATCAAGAAGAACGAATGGAAGATAATCGACTACCCACCTGACGGAAACAGTTATTGTGAGATTTAATTTCATTCATAATTTATTTAAAATTTATAGTTAGTTATGTAAACCGCCCCTACGCTGACTAAGGTTGTCGTAGATAGGATGTGGAGTTGCTCTTTGGGCAAGAGTATGAATCGAAAACACACCAAGGGGAAATAAAACCTCTCGTAAGTTTGGCAGATGGTGTGTCTTTTGAAACCTCGGAAACGAAGCATCCTTTTAAAAACAGTTTAATATATGAATATAAAAGAATTAGACGGTTATCTGAAATTTCTTTCTGAGAAACAGACTGCCGTTCAAGAAAGCGGTTTTGATGTTGAGGATAGCGATTTGAATCCTCTATTGTTCCCTTTTCAGAAGTATTGCGTTAAGCGAGCATTGAAAGTTGGTCGTTTCGCTATGTTTGAAAATTGCGGATGTGGCAAAACCGCACAATCTCTGGAATGGGCTAAACACGTTGTAAATCATACCAATAAGCCAGTATTGATACTCGCTCCTTTAGGCGTTGTAGGACAGACTATAAAGGAAGGAGAAAAGTTCGGTTACAAAGTAACTGAGATTGCTCTTACGACATTCGACCAAGACCTTTCGGCTGGTATCTATATTACCAACTATGATAATATGGATAACATAGATGCTTATCTGTTTGGGGGGTGCGTTCTTGATGAGAGTTCTATATTGAAGAACTTTGCTGGAAAGACAAGAACCGCACTTATTGAGGATTTCAAAAATACACCTTATAAGTTGTGTTGCACCGCAACTCCTTCTCCAAACGATACTACCGAGCTTTGTAATCATGCAGAGTTCTTGAATATTATGACAAGAAACGAAATGCTTGCGATGTATTTTGTACATGATGGCGGCTCTACATCTGATTGGAGACTGAAAGGTCATGCGCAACAAGACTTTTGGGATTTCGTTTCTACTTGGGCAGTCATGCTCAGTAAACCATCTGATATTGGTTTTAGCGATGATGGATATATTCTTCCACCGATGAATGTTATTGAAGACTACATCGTTACCGAGAAGAAAGATAACGGTGCTCTCTTTAATGATATGGCTGTGTCTGCAACGGATTTCCACAAAGAGCTTAGAAGAACTATCAAACAACGTCTTGAAAGAGTTGCTGAGATTGTTAATGCTTCTTCTGAGAATTGGATTATCTGGATTGGGCAAGATGAAGAAGGCAAGGTTCTTCGTGAATTGATTCCCGATGCAGTTGAGGTTAAGGGTAGTGACAACAAACAATACAAGAAAGATAAGTTGCTAGGATTTGCCAATAACGAGTTCAGAGTGCTTATCACTAAGTTGAAGATTGCATCATTCGGTCTTAACTATCAGAACTGCCGTAATCAGATGTTTGCTTCACTTGATTTTTCATTTGAAGCTACCTATCAAGGTATCAGACGTTCATATCGCTTCGGTCAGAAAGATGAGGTAAATATCCACATCATTACTCTTGATACGATGCAGAACGTGAAATCATCATTCGAGGAAAAGCAAAAGCAATTCATCGAAATGCAGAAGTCTATGACCGAAGCTATGTGTCGTAACATCAATAATCAGATAAAGTTAAAGAAGATGGAAGTTGACAACAAGTATCAATCAAAAAACTGTGACATTCGCCTAGGCGATTGCGTACAGCTCATTCAGAATGTTCCCGATGAGAGTATTGGATTCTCTATTTTCTCTCCACCATTTGCGGAACTTTACACATATTCCGATAAGTTAGAGGATATGGGTAATTCAAAGGACTATAAGGAGTTCTTTACTGCCTTCAAATATCTTGTTAAAGAACTATACAGAGTTCTTTGGAGCGGTCGTAACGTTGCCGTACATTGTATGGACTTGCCTATTCAGAAGGGTAAGGAAGGATATATCGGTCTTCGTGACTTCTCTGGTATGATTCTTGAAGCATTCCAAGAAGTAGGTTTCATTTATCATTCAAGAGTAACGATTTGGAAGAATCCTGTAACTGAAATGCAGAGAACAAAGGCACTCGGTCTTCTCCATAAGCAAGTAAAGAAAGATGCGGCTATGAGTCGTGTCGGCATCCCTGACTATCTTATGGTATTCCGAAAGGAAGGCGAGCATGAACACCCAGTTCATTGTGATATATCTGTTGATACTTGGCAAAAGTATGCTTCGCCAGTGTGGATGGATATTGATTACTCTAAAACACTTAATGGTATTAAGGGGCGTGACGAGAATGACGAGAAGCATATCTGTCCTCTTCAATTGGAAACAATCGAGCGAGCAATAACTCTTTGGAGTAACAAGGGTGATAAGGTTCTTACACCATTCCTTGGAATCGGCTCTGAGGTTTATCAGTCAATTAAGATGGGTCGCTTTGGTGTCGGCTTTGAATTAAAGGATAGTTACTTTAATGAAGCTGTAAAGAATTGCAAAGCTGCCGAGGCTGATACAAATGCACCTACATTATTCGATATGTAGTTTTTCATTTGCCCTTATATATGCTCACGTGAATCGGTGCGGTGGAACTTGCGTGAGGTTCACTATGTAATAGTCTGAGCACTGCACCGATTATTCTTTGAAGTTAGTTTTCTTTCATAACCATATAGCCCACACCGATGATAGTGTTCCTTGGGCAAGAACGATAATGGTGTACTGCTAGAAATAGTAGCACTCTTGAAATTTGGTGGCTATCATCGGTACTTTAGATGTCTTTAGAATAGGTCAATGTTTAACGAGCCAAGGCAGTTCCGACCGACCATCGGGAAATAGTCAATACAATCCTTGTAGGATTCATCACTTAAATTTTGCCAACTGCCGAGGCTCATTTTTTCAAAGTATTGGAGGTGTATAATGGCGAGATTAACGCTTGAAGACTTGCGAGCAGACCCTTTGGTAAAACCAGATTTTGATATTCTGAAAAAAATAGGCTTATCTGAAAATGAACCTTGGGGATTTGTTTGTAAGATGTTAGATTTTTGTGATGATGAATATTTTAATCTTAAAGCTAAGAGTATGTTCACTGTATATATAGCTGGTTATTTTTCATGTTTTCACAAATTTAATTTAGAAACAATTAAAGAAGTTTTCAAATAATGAAAGGTATGTTTTATATTAGCTATCTTGTTGCTATGCTTGTTCTTGTAGTTGCTACTGAGATAATCAACTTCGCAAGCAAGACTGTATGCGGCAAAAAAGTTATCAAATGTTTTGATTTATGAGTATAATTTTATTTGCACTTGCTGCAACCGCTCTTATGTTCGCAGTCGTTGGCGCAATATCAATGATGCTAGGTTGGGATAAAGAAGATTAGCAAAATGAGAAGCGAATCAAGGCGCAGTCAGCTCGACCACGAAAGATATATGAGAAATCGTGAAGAAAGACTGCAAAAGCAAAGAGATTATTACAGAAATAATACTGAACTTTGCAAGGCTAGTGTAGCACTATGCAAAAAGAAAAGAGTAGAAAGAGAAAAAATATTATTGTTTAATTAAATATGTAGCTATTATGGCAAAAGACAAAATTAAGTTGGTTTTCGAGATTGACCGTTTTAAGGTTATCGGTTGTGTCGCACGTAACTGTGAGACAAAGGAAGAGTACGATGAATTGGTGAAAATCATCAATGATACTGATGAGGTTGTTCGTAATGACGCAGAAATCGAGAAGACAAATTGTGTACTGATTCTCGACCAGTTGTTGCACGACAACGAGAATTTGGCTCTTCGCAAACGTCTGAAGAGCGAGGATGAAGCACTTCACAATGGAGAAGGTGGCGGTGATGGTAACGGCAACGTAAAGTGCATCGAAATCAAAGGCGAGGTTGCCAATGACTTATTCGATAAGCTTGCGTCTTTGGCAGAAGAAGGAAAGGATGGTGAGTAATGAGGGTACGCACAGCATCTTGGTATGAGACTAGAATCAAGTACCAAAAGACAATGGAGGATGGCTCTGAGAAAGTAGTCAATGAACTTTATGTTGTTGATGCACTTTCTTGCACCGAGGCAGAAACATCTGTAATTGAAGAAATGAGTTGCTATATTAGCGGTGATTCTGCCGTTACAAGCGCAAAGAAAACCAACTATGGCGAGATTTTCTTCTCTGACTTGGATGATGATGATAAGTGGTACAAGGCAAAACTCCAGTTTATCACTGTTGATGAGAAGAGTGAGAAAGAGAGACGTTCTAACGTAACTTACTTGGTTCAGGCTAAGTCGTTGGCACGTGCTCTTCGATACGTTGATGAGGTGATGGGCAAGACTATGATTGATTACGACATCGTAGGTCTTAACGAAACTAAGGTCTTCGATGTCTTCGAACATCATGCTCCATCTTCCGAAAACAAAGAGGAAAAGAATGAGTAGAATCGACAAACTTATAGCATCTATGCCGCCAAGAATGGCTAATGCAGTAATCCATCAACGTAAGTTACATGCTTGCTTGATGGAACTTACTGCAAACAAGTCAAGAGAAGTGGCGGCTAGAGCTATTTTTCTGAATTACCAAGATGGTGATGGCAGAAAGTTAGGTACGATTCCACATTATTACGAAAGACCTACAACTACTGGTTCGGTAATGGTGGAAACGTACTTTAGTTATATTGATAGAGTTCACTAATTTTAAAATCTATACAAATGGATATAGAACAGTTAAATAAAACGCCTCATAATCAGATTTGCGACTTGGCAAGGGATAAGTTTATTGAGGTGTACAATCAGAAGTTCGGAGATGGTGGAGAAGTGTTCTTTGAAGAACAGAAGGCTCTGTTTAATAATGAGCTTCTCAACGGCTCGTTTAAGGGGTATCTCGAAAAAGCAACATCGTTGAATATTCACGATGCCTTTATGAATTTAGCGATTAATGGATTGTCGCTAGAAAAGGGAACTACAACACTCTGTTACCTTATGGGTTATAGCAACTACGACAAGAATACCCGACAATCAACTTATACTGCTAAGATTACATATACAGGATATGGTGAGATTCTTCTTCGTCAAAGGGCTGGACAGATTCTTCGTTGTGACAATCCTGTAGTGGTATATGATTGCGATGATTTCCGCTTCGGCGAACGTGACGGTCATAAATTTGTTGATTATGTGAAGACCTATCCACGACCAGCAAATTCACGTATCGTTGCTTGTTACGTAAAGATTATCCTTCCAAATAACTCATACGATTACTTCGTTCTTGACCGTGAAGGTATCGACAGATTGCGTGAATATTCTGCTAAATTTGGCGGTCAAGACCACAAGGCTAACGCTCTATATGGATGTAGTTATACTGGTAATGATGGCAAAATGTACTTCAAGGATATTGATACAGGATTCCTTATCTCTAAGACTTGTAAGCATGCTTTTAAGACTTATCCTAAGTTACCTGTCGGTCTTGGCGGTATGTTGCAAGCTGATGTTGATAGCCAACCTCAACAACAGCAACAACAAGAGGCTTTTGGTGCTTCGCAAAATGAGACACAGAAAAATGGTGTTAAGGCAAAGGTTGACGATGATTCTCCATTTTAATCTATAAAGTATGGCTGAAAATACAGAATTGCAGTTGGTACAACAACAAGCCAACAATATTACAAGACAAATTGCAACGCTCAAATCCGATACAGAAAATGCGGTGCAAGCTAACAGAAAGTCTTATGAGGCATGTGTTCAGGCAGGTGAATCTCTTCTGTCTGATATTAGTGCGTCTGGTATGAATGATGCTCTTGACGAGAAAGCTGCTGAATTTATCAAGAAGGCTAAACTGACAGAGAAAGCAATGACAGAGAAACGTAAGGGTGTTACCCAAGTGTTCGATATTGTCCGTAAAGGATTTACGATGATGGAGAGCCTTATCTCTGCCAAGAATACAGATTCTGTTGTCTATAAGATTCAGGAGAAGCGCAATGAGTATGCTACCTACAAGCTAGAACAGCAGAAGAAAGCAGAGCAAGAACGCTTGCGACAAGAGCGCATTAAGGAGGCTAAGATTAAGTTGAAGACTGATACTATTGATACGCTCAACAATCTTCTTACTGAGCATTCTTCTGCTGCTATCAACTCACTTAATAATACGTTCTCTCTTCTCACCCTTGATAATAAGGATGAAGTTAAGAAACGTATTACGGAGTGCTCTGATGTTCTTGACCTCGGACATCTGTTCGTTAATAACAAGCCTTCATATTCTTCTGAAATTGAAGAGAATGATGCAAAGGATATTATGAATGGCGCATACAAGGAAATTTCCGCATCGTTGCTTGCGTCTTATAAGCAGACTGTCACTACTACACGTGACGAACTCCTTATGAAGTTTGACTCTAAGATTGCTGAACTTCTTGAAATCAAGAAGGCAGAAGAGGAACGCAAACGTAAGGAAGAGGAAGCACGTAAGGCAGAAGAGGAACGCAAACGTAAGGAAGAGGAAGCACGTAAGGCTGCCGAGGAAGAGCGCAAAAAGCAAGAGGAAATCCAACGCATCAAAGATGAGGAGGAACGCAAGCGCAAGGAAGCAGAACTGAAAGCTGCCGAAGAAGAACGTAAGCGTAAAGAAGCAGAATTAAAAGCTGCCGAGGAGGAACGCAAACGTAAGGAAGCAGAGGCTGCCGCACTAGAGGCTGAACGTAAGGCTAAAGAAGAGGCGGTTCGCAAGGCTGATGAAGCCGCCAAGGAAGAGCAACAACGCAAGCTTGCAGCAGAGCAAGAGAAACGTGATGCTGAAAACGCTGCACAACATGCTACTGCACAAGCTCAGTCACTCTTTGCCCAGACTTCTGTTGACAATACAAGTAAGCAGAAAATAAAGGTCACAAAACGTCTTATCGTTACTGACAAAAACGCTTGGCTCGATATTATTCAGCAGTGGTGGACGATTGAAGGCTCTTCTATGTCACCTGACAAACTTGCATCTAAGTTGGAGTTTATGCGCAAAGCTTGCGAGAAACATGCTAACAATGAGGAGGAGTATATCGTTTCCCCTTATATTAAATATGAGGATGAAGTAACAGCTAAGTAATATGGCAGAGCAACCGTTTGACCCTTATTATTCACGTGGTGAGGTTTCCAACTCAGACCTCACCGCATTGAAGTTCGCTCTTAATCCACAACTTAACTTCGTTAAGGAATCAGACAAGAAAAAGGCATTCCATCTTGGCACTCTCGTTGATGCTCTCGTTACCGAACCAGAAAAGTGTAATCATTATGCTATGACGGTTGATGATGAGAAATACACAGAGAAAGATTGGAAATGGGGATTAGACAGACTTGCGGTATTAAAGAAACAAGCAACAAAGGATAGATTTCTTGATTTTGTTCTGAAAAATGCGGTCGGTCAGAAAACATTCATCAATCCGCGCATGAAGATGGAATACCAAGGTTTCGAGTTTGAACTGCCTGTACGATGTAAGTTCGACTGGTGGCTTGGCGAGTTTGGCGGAGACTTGAAAACTACCGCAGCTACGTCACAAGAACAATTTGAAGCTCAGATTGATTTCGTGGACTGGGATAGAAGCCGTGCATGGTATATGGACTTGACGCACAGCATTGACCCTAGATACGGAAATCAAGACTTTATCTTTGCAGTTTCAAAGACCAAGAAGAAAGTATTCTATAAGAAGATTGAACGTGGTGACGAGTTGTATTTGCGTGGTAGGGAGAAGGCTCTTGAATGGGCTTTCAGAATGTGGTGTTTATTATAATTTATTATTATGTCAGATAAACCAAAATTATACGATTATCAAGAAGAGGGTGTACGCATGGAACTCGCTATGAAGCGTTGCATAAATGGTGACGATATGGGAACTGGCAAGACGGTTCAATCTATCGTTGCCATTGAACGTGCAAAAGCGACTCCTTGCTTGGTTATTTGCCCTGCTGCCCTCAAAGTCAATTGGGAACGTGAAATCAAGAAATTCACAAATCTTCGTCCGCTTATCCTTACGGATTCTGTAAACGCAACATACGGCTATCATCTTACTAAGATGGATTTGTATGATGTGGTTATATGCAATTACGAGTCTCTTGCTAAATATTTCGTTGTATCACTCGGAGAAAAGCCGTTAAAGCTTAAAAATTTCATTTTTAGGAATGAGGTCGATATTCTGAAATCTGTCATTATTGACGAGTCTGCAAGAGTTAAAGACCCAACGACAAGGCAGTCAAAAATAATAATGGGTATTTGTCAAGGCAAGGAATATATCTACGAGTTGACTGGTACGCCTGTGGTTAACCATGCTACTGATATGGCTTGTCAGTTGGCTATTCTTGGTAGAATTGATGAATTTGGCGGATATGGCGAGTTCTGTAATAGATATGGAGAAAACGAGAATCTCGAAGAGCTTAATCAAAAGATTCACGAAACATGTTACTTCCGTAGGGAAAAGAAAGATGTGCTCAAAGATTTGCCTGAACTAACAAGAACAACAATTAGTGTTGCTCTTGATTCTGAAACACAAGAAGAGTATGATACTTGCCAAAAAGACTTGCTTACATTCCTTCTTGAATATAAGAATTGCTCTGAGGATGAAGCTAGAAAAAAGCTACGAATGAAGGCATTAGTTAAATTTATGAATCTTCGTTCTATATCTGGAAAGGGAAAGATGAAAGCAACAATCGAGTTTCTACATGATACGGAAGAACAGATAATTGTGTTTGCAGAACATCGTGATGTTGTTGATGCAATCAAAAAGGAGTTTCCTAATGAGGTATGTTCCGTTACAGGCTCTGATAATCAGCAGCAGAAACAATGGGCTATTGACTCTTTCCAAGCTAAGAAAAAGAGAATAATCATCTGTTCCATTAAGGCTGCTGGCGTAGGACTAACTCTTACGGCTTCATCAAATGTCGTATTCACGGAGCTACCTTGGACGATGGCAGACTTATCTCAGTGTGAATGCCGTGCTTATCGTAACGGACAGAAAAATGCTGTTACATCGTGGATTCTGATGGGAATTGATACTATTGACAGTTATCTTTATAGCTTGATTATGAAGAAAGGTTCTATAGCATCAAAGGTTACTGGTGAACAAGATTCCGCTATTAAGGATGTTGCCTACTTTGATGAGTTGGCTGATTTGGTTTTACAAAATTCTTTAAATAAAAAATAATGGAAATTCAAGGAAAAGTTATTGCCGTTTTACCTGAAAGAAGCGGCGTATCTGCAAGAGGTGAGTGGAAATCGCAGACCTATGTAATAGAAACACAAGAGCAATATCCTAAGAAGATGGCTTTTGATGTTTTTGGAGCGGATAGAATTGCTAGTTTTGGTATTCAGTTCGGTGAGGTTATTAACGTTAGCTTTGATATTGATGCACATGAATATCAGGGCAGATATTTTAATCAGATTCGTGCTTGGAATGTTACTAAGGTGTCACAACAAGCTACTGCACAAGCACCAGCAGGGGTAGCACAACCATCTGCACCTTACACTCCACCTGCACAGCCGCAGCAACCGCAATCTGCTGCTCCATCTTCTGACCCTGATGATTTACCATTCTAGCGTAGAGTTAATCAAACTAGCATTCAACGCTTATGTGGTTCAACCTGAAAAATGTGTTTGAACTTGAAACGTTTAGGAAAAAAGTAGCCGAGTTGGAAAACAAAGGCGCGATGGTAGAGCTGAAAGAAAAACGTGGACGTTCTTTGAAGCAGAATGCCTACCTTCATTTACTTCTATCTGCCTTTGCTCTTCAATACGGCTACACTCTAGATGAAGTCAAAACACATTTCTATAAGCTAGTAGTGAACAAAGATATATTCCTCAGAGAGGGGGTTGATAAATTCACAGGAGAATGCTATAAGTATCTTCGTTCTTCTGCTGACCTTACGAAAGACGAAATGAGCAAATCAATTTCTGATTTTAAATCGTGGGCAAAAGAAGAAGCTGGATTTGATTTTCCTGATTCTGATGAATATATCGCACTACTGCATATTCAGCATGATATAGAAAGACAACAAAATTACATACAATAGCTTATGATGTTACCAACTAACATACGTCAGAAGTCTAGCGAATTGTTCCCTAATGACGCAGAGAAACAGAGAATATTTCTTATGGGTGCTGCATTTTCGTTAGGAAACGATTTGTCGGATTTCGAGATTACTACAGAGCAAAAACAAGAAGAATATTATCCTTGTAAAGAAGCTCTTGAAATGTGGATTGCATACAAGAAAGAAAAACGTCAGACTTACAAGCCACGTGGGTTAGAAGCTCTTAAAAAGAAACTTCTACAGTTATCAAACGGAAACCCCGAATACGCAAAGGTTATCGTTGAGTATTCCATGGGCAACAACTATACAGGGTTGTTTGCTCCTAAAAATAATGGTGTGAATAGTTATGAACAACAGCAACGAACTTTCAACAAAATTAGTTCAATCCTTGCCGACTGAATGTAGCCAAGCGATAGCAAAATATGGCAAACAATATGCGCTATTCTTAGACAAATATCCTACTCTACAAAATCGGACAGATGCAATTGTATCTGTATATGATTCTGTCGCTAGAGGCGGTATGTCGTTTGTTAGCATTGATAAGTACTTCAAGGATGGTGCAAGCGAGTTTTGGATTAAGATGATGCTTATCGACTTGTTCATGGTTATTGGTGCTATCGACTCAACTACTCCTTACCAGTTCAAGGCGATGGCGCAGCGTATCAGACAAGAATACTATCACCTTACGCCTAGTGAACTTACTAGATTCTTCTACGAGTTTTCTATGGGTGAGTATGGCGAAATCTATGTAGGAAAGACAGTGAATCCTCAAAAACTTTTTATTGCTCTCGAAAAATATATGTGTAAGCTTTATGAAAAGAGAGCCGAAATTGATTCTCAAAAGTTAGCTGAGAAACAAAAGAAAGAAGATGAGGAATCTAGAAGAAAAGCAATATCCTACGAAGAACATTGCCGCTTAAAGGGGGTTGATGTTAAAAAATCTCCTCTTGAAAAGCTAAAGCAAAAACTTGAAAAAGAATCAAAACGAGACAAAAATGGCAGACGTAAGTAAAATGGCAGAGGAATGGCTCAGTGAGCATCCTGACGCATCCAAGAAAGAAATATGGTTAGCTGGTTATTGGAAATCTACCGATAACTGGTGCAACCAAACCAAGTAAATTTTAGAATTGAAAACGAATTAATATATAGATAAATATGAGTCATTTTTTAACATTGGTAATTGGCGATGAGCCAGAGAAACAACTCGCCAAGTATGATGAAAATCTAGAGCTGCCTATGCATTTATATATGACTAAAGAGCAGCTTATTAGTGAGAAACGTAAGGAGATTGAGGAATACAAAAAGAATTACTATGATGTGTTCCTACAAGATAAAGATGCATATCTTGCCAACTGTAGAAAGGAACATGCAGATTATATCGAGAACGAATTTCCAAAGCATCTTAACTGGACGGACGAACAGATGTACGAGGATGCCGTGAAGTATTACCGTATGGATATAGATGATGGAAGTGAGGATATTGAGATACATGAGGACGGCAGCGTTTGGCGCACCTATAATAATGATGCTAAATGGGATTGGTATCAGATGGGTGGTAGATATGCAGGAAGACTCAAATTAAAGGATATATCAATGTATGCTCCATTATACTATCCGAAGTTTCCAATGTTCTATTCAAGAGAAGACCTTAATTATTTTGAGAAACTAAAGGCAGAAGGTCGTTGCGACCAAGCTCGCATTAAGGATATATCCAATGTAGAAGAAATATCAGTATTCGCAGTTGTTAAGGACGGAAAATGGTATGAGCGTGGAAAAATGGGTTGGTTTGCCGTAGTATCAGACGAAAAAGACAAAGATGCATGGAGCGAAGAAGTGAAACAACTTCTTGCATCACTTCCTTCTGACACTCTTCTAACGATGTATGATTGTCACATATAATCATTAACAAAAAAATATTTAAAAATGACGCAGACAGAACGTATTGAGAACGCTACCACCAAACAGGCGGTAGTGTTCATAGTTGTTTATTCTTGGGTTATCCTAAGAAATATAGGAAGAGCAATCAATAAGGCAGTTCACAAGCTGCCTTGGTTGTTCATCGTGATAACGGTAGTAATATCATTCATCGTTAGCTTCATCTTTATCTCTAAGGCTAGGGCAGAACGAGATAGCTACAATCAAAAACTAGTTCACGCAACACAGCAGCTTGATAGCTTCTATGCTGCATACTGAAACTTAAAATCAAAGTAATATGAAAGAAATAGAAATCAGTAATTTGTCTGCACAAGCAACTACAGAATGCGGACTGTTACAACAAGAACTTCTTAAATCGTTTGTTGAGGCTGAAAAACAAAAAGGTATTACAGAAGGCTTAATGAAAAGATTGGCATCCAAAAAGATAGATGTAATATCAGATATGTATGGAAACGTACATGTTACCAATGAAAAATTTGGCGAGTGTGGTAGCGACTTTTACATTGATGCAACCGCTGATAGAATTACGTTGTCTCTAAAATATTACGTTTATAGGATTCCATTGGACGGATTATCTAATCATGATAAAAGAATTGCTAAACTTTATAATAAACATGTGTACAGTTACGATACAGCCAATAATGTATCATCTGGTTTTAAGACATTTTGCCCTTGGGGTGGTCTTACAGGTAGTTGCGATTGGAGTTACTCTATTGATGATATTCTCAAAAGTGATTTTCTAACTGAAGGCATTAGTGTTGATAATGCAATAGGTGGTGTATTTAAAGTCTTTCTTAAATAGTATGCAGACAAATTGGAATCCAAATAATTCGTGTGTACTCGCAGGTATTCCTCTTGCAGTTCCATCGAAAGAACAGATAAGCAAACTCTACATGCTTTTCTATTCTATGGTAGGCGGCTTTGCTAAAATTGTCAAGTCTAACATAGATGAAACATTCAAACTGGTATCGGAAGATGAAAAGCTATTTAAGTTTGATGTAAAGAGAAGAATGACAGAGGCGAAGGAATTTTCCGATGAATTGATTGACTTATTCAAAGAACGAATGAAAGCTGACGGCATGTCTGAGATATGGGATAAGCTTACTTTTATCATCAAGTTCAATCTACAAGATGATGTAAGGAAATGTTATTACGCACTCGATAACCAATTTCTAAAGCATCATATCGAAAGGCATAAGATGTACACAATGGCTGTTATGTCTGGAATATTGAGCGGAATGCTTAAATCTTCTGTTTCTGCATTTAAAAAGACAATGGATGAATATAACGGTTCTTGGGCAACAAATATTGCAGAATACTTTATTATCCCAATTAATGGCGTTCATTCTCGTATGCGTAATGCAGTGGAAGCTATATATCCTGAATCTGTAGATAAGAAAGTGTTTTCAGAGTGCCCTGACAAACTCTCTCTAGGATTCGAAATCATTGGGAAAAAGGTGCTTGATTATAAACGTGCCGAAAAAGCACTTGCAGATTCTTGTATATTCAGTGGTCTTAATCTTGATATAAACGGAATTATCGTAGATGGAGAAGACGCACAAGATAACACTGGCACTCCTTGGAATGAAGCTCAATTAAGAGCACTGAAAACAGGTTACCCAGACTCCTCTAACAAAGATATTGCTAGAATAGTTGGCAGAAGCGTTTACGCGGTCGCTAAACAAGCTAAGAAACTCGGATTGAAGAAATCTGAGGAGTATATTAGAGAGACTAGAATAGCTAACTTAAAACGTAATAAAAATGAAAAAGATTCCAACGCTTTACACAAAGAACAGTAAAGGTCGCTATCAGGAATACAAGATTCCTGACCTCGATATATCGAAGACGTTCTATCGAAAGATAAACGGAAAGTATGAACCTACGAATATGCTCTTGTACGACTCTATAGAAGAGGGTGTATGGGTAGTTACTCGACAGTCTTCAACAGTTAACATTATTCGTGCAGATTACCTTCGTGAGAGTTTCCACCTTGACAAGGCTGCCGACATTGAGCGTTTCCCTCTGTCAAAGATGGGACACATCAAGAAGGTTGCAGAACGTATCATTGATGAGCTGAGACTTGGTAATACAGACACTAGAGTCATGACAAATCACGAACTTGTCAATTTGGTTGTCGGGCTTGTTTATAAATACAACGAGGAGGTGTAATTATGGAAGATTTACCTATAGGTTCGGAAATCGTCTTGAAGGTGGTTGAGACCGAGAAAGAAGAATGCAATGGCTGTTTCTTCGATGAGATAAGTAGCAGCATTTATGAAACTGTCTGCAATAATTTTAATTGTAGCGCAAGCACTAGAAAAGATAGAAAAAACGTTCAATTCAAGAGAGTGAAATAATATGGCTACAGCAAATTTTGAATAATACAACCTCCACGACACAGAATGAGCGAAAGTAAGTCAAGGCTTTATGCCCATATACCTTCTTAGCCCCAGCACAATACTGGTCGTGGAGGTCATTATAAAACTTAATAATATGATAGATAAGAAAATAGAAGAAGCCAAGGAAGAAATCTATGAAGATAGATTCCTGTTAAATGGCGAAGAAGTAGTCTTCGATAATGATGCTAAAGAGGAAATGTTCTACAAAGAGGACATCAAAGAAGCTATTGGACTAGGTGCTAAGTGGGCTATCAATGAGTTTATTAAAGACTTGTGGCATGCTATTGATGAAAATCCCAAAAAGTACAATAAATGTTTGGTAGAAGTTGTGTATCATAGACCACTCAACATGACGGATGAGATAGACTATGTTACTTCGCACCTAACCAACTTTGGTTGGGATGAATCTAGTTTTAAGCGCAGCGACTATGCTATCAAGAGGTGGATATATATTGACGATTTACTGAAAGGATGCAACCATGATTAAGTCAGTTACTATGTACTCTGTCGTTTGTGACAGATGTGGAAAGACCTTCATTGAAGAGTTTAATGGCATTGCGGCTTGGTTGGACGAAGGAACAGCCAAAGAGCAAGCAATGGAAAGCGAATGGGCGGAGATAGGCGATAAGCACTACTGCCCAGACTGCTATGAGTTTGATGAAAAGTTGGATGAGTATGTTCCTAAAAAGAAAGGAGATAAGAATGAGTAGAAATTTAATGAGAATGGCGTTAATAATGGCTGCTACGGCAGCTTATGCACAAAATGATATTTTCGGGTGTTCAAGTCCTAGACTTGACGCACCAAGAGGCAATATTCCTTCTGATAAGCAGAAGTGTCAGCCAAAGGCGCAGCATGAGTTTGTCGTTAAGGGTGTTAAAATTATGGCAGCTTCTAAGAAAGATGCTATTAAGAAGTATAATCATCGTAAAAAGTAAAGCGTATGGATAAGTTAGAATATATTCCAGAAGATTTGGTGATGACAAACGGAGTACCTTTAGGTACTGCTAAGAATGTCGTTTATAGAGTAGTATCATCCGACCCATCAAAAATTTTGAAGTTAGATGATGGAACAGTACTGAAAGGTGTTGTCCGCTTAGAGAACATCGAAGGTGCTGAATTTGGAGATAAAGGTTATCTTTTAGGTGAATGCTGTGCTTGGGTTAAGGATATTGTTCCGATTCCTATCACTCAGAAAATTCTATGTAAGAATAAATGGGAAGTAAATGCTATTGACTATGATTATAGTATCAATGATAAGCTATACTTTCGTGCGTTCCCAGCAAATAGAAAAGCAGGCTGTATTGAATTAGAAGTTTATAACAATATTTCTCCATCTGATAGCTATGACGTATGCCAAGATGATTTTTATTTGAGTGATATTTCATACGTGCATGAACTTCAGCACCTTCTTTTCGGTCTTGGTATTAATCACGAAATGGAGGTGTAGGAATGAGTATAGCAACACAAGTAAACTACCATTGCCCTTTCTATGGAAGAAAATGTTACCAATGCGGTTATCGAAATAGTAAAGGAAATGAATGTGAGATAATAACTCATCAAGACAGAAAGATTTGATTGTTTAACCGCCTTATGGCATAATATAAGTAATATGAAAAAGATTATTTTGGCAACCTTAGTCGTTGCAAGTTTGTTCGCTTCTTGCTCTAGCGAGAAGACTTTTAAAAAGAAAGATGGTTCTACGATTACAGCAAAGCCTTATGGCTGGGCTAGTAAGGAAAACAAAGTAGAAGGTGTTAACTACGAGTTGAATGCTCCAGATGTTGTAGCATCTATCATCTTCGCTCCATCAGTTATCGCTCCAGTTTTACTGACAGCTTACGATGTATGGGAGCCAGTATCATATACTGAGCCATCTAAGTAACTAACCACCCTCTCCTTGGCAACAGAGAGAGGGTAAAAAGAAGAGAATATGGAAGTATGGATAAGAAAGAGAAATCAATCAAACTTCATCTAGATAAGGCTATTGGTTATTCAGACAAGGCTCATGACGAGTTGCAAATTGCTCTGAATATAGCTTTGGATGGAAAAGGACTTAGTGATGAAGAAAAGCAGCTTTTAAGCGTTGGATTTGCAACAGGAGTAGAAGAAGCCGTAGAGCGTGTTGCTGATGGTAGTTGTAATGATGAATATATCAGTGCATGGGATAGCGCAATTAGAGACTGCCGAATATCTGAGGTATATCGCATGACAGGTGAGCAGATACGTGAATATTTTAATTTGTGACAACTATGGATAAGAAGAAAGTTAAAGAGCTGATAGAACAAGCTATCATTTGGAGTAGGCAAGCTAACCAACATAGCGTTATCTCTAACTTAGAAGAAGCTTTGAAAGAACTCAATAAGTCAGACTGGGTATCTGTTGAGGATGAGTTGCCTCCTTATGATAAAGTAGTTTGGGTGACAAGTAAGATGTCGCCTGATAATGTTTTTAAAAACAAAAGAGTAGAATGCGCAACTGTCCCAAAAGATAGTAATGGCTTCATTATCTTATGGAAAGGAAGAATGGCTTCTATCACTCATTGGAAACCTATTGAAAAGTTGGAGGAATAAATCGCAAGTCTTGTGAGTTGTATGAACCAAAGTAAAAAGGGGTAGTTGCCGCTACCCCGAAAAAGATTCATTCTGCTTATACTAAGAAAGAAAAGCAAGTCCCATTTTTGGGATAGATGCGCTTTCCGTTCCTAATGATGTACTTGCAGAAAACACGAACCTTGTTGTCATTTGGATTCTTTTCCATCAAAAGTCCCTCCATCGTTTATCCAGACTTCTCTATCTGGGGGAATACTGCCCACTACAAAGCAGTACAAGAAAAAAGCCCCTAAGCGGCAACTAAGGGGCTTTGTAATCTCCTTGAACAGAGGAAGAACGGCGTGTAGTGTCGCCGATGGGGGACTATGATGTTCTAGAATCCGAGTGCAAAGGTAATCATTTATATGATTATATAAACAATAACAATGTTAATGTGTTTTAAATATGTTCTAATTTAGACTACTCTAAAATAATATATAAATTTATAGTTAATTATGGACAGAAATCAAGCTAAAGAATTTTATCCTATTCTGCAAGCTTATGCTGAAGGAAAGACAATTGAATGTAGAACTAAACCAAGTGCATTAAGCAAAAGCTGGCAAGGTATGAATGATTGGACGGAAATGAAAGAGATTGAGTATTGGAACAATATCGAGTATCGCATCAAACAACAAAGCGAAGCAAAGTTCCGACCATTCAACACCGAAGAAGAATGCTGGCAAGAAATAAGAAAACATGAGCCGTTCATTAAATACAAGGTCATAGAAAGCAGTAAGGACGTTTACCTCATTATTCAAAGAATAAAGACAGACGGAATCGAAACAGATGTTGAGCGTCTTGATTTTGAAGCGGCTTTTGAATGGTTCACCTTTGCCGACGGAACTCCCTTTGGCGTAAAACTTGAATAGCTTATGTATAGACCGATTACAATGTATCAGATTGTTTGCGATAGATGCGGAGAAGTATTTGGCGGTACAGATACTTGCTCTGCACTATTCAGTAACAAAGAAGTTGATATTGGTGACTACTCAGATTGGGAAATGATAGATGGTAAACACTATTGTCCCGATTGTTATGAGGTGGAGGTCATTGATGGAGTGTATAACGTTAAAGCTAAATAGTTATGGCAACATATAGAATAGTAGACATGTATCGCAAAAGCAAGGCTGTTAAAGGCATACATTACGATTCTCAGGATAATCCAATCCTTGCTTATCGTGTAGATAAGAGACATTCATTTCTCTTTGGACTTATCCATTATTGGGATTATGGCGCATATAACCTTTGCCAAGAGTATTTGTTTACTTCGATAGGTAAAGCAAAAGAAGCTATATTGAAAGTAGATAAAAGTAAAAGAATAACAATTTTATATGAATAGCTTATGAAAATAGAAAATATCAAGTTCAAGGCTAAACGTCTTAACAATGGTAAGTGGGTAGAAGGTTACTTTTATGCCGAATGTGGTAATGCCTACATCATTGAAGATAGGCAGAGTGAATCAATGCTTAATAGAAATGAGGCACATCAGGTTGACCCTTCTACCGTCTGCCAGTTTACAGGGCTGAAAGATTGTGGCGGAACTCCTATCTACGAACATGATTTGCTCAGATGTAAGAAATCGGGCAGTATCTTCGAGGTGGTTTGGAATCAAGGCAATGCCAGTTTCAGTTTGGTCGACACCGAATTTCCTGTTCTCTACCCAACAAATACTTTAGGGAGAATGTGGCATAATAGGCAACTAAAAGTTATCGGCAATAAATTCAATAATGATAAATAGTATGGAAAGACAAATAACAATTAGCATAGAAGAGTATAACAAGCTCATTGATATGCACACAAAAAGAGAGGAACTTCCCGAAAAGATAGAAGTAAAGAAGTTTGCGTCAAAGTGGTGGAAATGGCTCAAAAGAACTTCGTATTCATTCTTTCATTACAACAAGAATGTGGAGCAACAGAAGCTCATCAAGCGTTGTATTAATGAAACAGCAAGTATAATTCGGGATAATCTAATAAATGGTTATTGGCGTGGTGATTTATCCGAATACTTTAAGGATGGTAATTTTGATGTAACATTAAGGTCGTATAAAGATACATCCTATAGTTGCGTAATGGAATGGTTAGACAAAAAGAAATAGCGTATGAAGAAGAAGTTTGAAGAGATAGTTGCGGAAGGCAATATAGTTGTGATAGATGATTGTGGTTATTGGATTGTGTTATGCAAATGTTGGAAACCAGAATACCACAATCTGTTCTGCTATCTTTATCTCAATAAGGAAGATAAGGGATTAATGGTAGGCTCTCATTTCACAATGACCGAGGATAAAAAGAAATCTACTCGGTTGGCTACCAACGAGGAGCGTCTTATGCTTTTTGAAGAAATGTTCAAGTATGGAATTACTTTCGATAAGCACGAACATCGTTTGATT